GACTACGCAGCGCTGGGCGAGTGGGGCAAGGACGCGATCATGCTCGTGCCCTGCATCTCGGAAGGTGTCATGCCGGACGTACGCAACATGCTGGGCAGTGTACCGAGCAAGGATGCGATGCTGTACGCCCTCGACAAGATCTATTACGTGCGAGGCACGGCTCCGGACTCGTATGACGCAGCCGCTGACTGGGGTGCTCGTGCGCTAGCTCGTGCCACCGAGCCACGCTTCCAGTGGGACAACGTGGCGCGTAGATTCGCGGAGGAGATCGAGGCATGAGCATCCGCATCTCGGACATTCAACAGCTACTCAACGACACCTCGCGACCGGTCATCGTGGAGGTCGGGTGCAACGACGGCACGGACACGCTCAAGTTCCTCGATGCGTTCCCCAGCTGCGAGATGCACTGCTTCGAACCGGACACGAGAGCCGCTGATCGGTTCCTCGCGTCCGTCAGCGATGCTCGCGTCAAGCTATACCCAGCGGCCGTAGGAGCAGAAAACGGCACTCGCCAGTTTTACCCAAGCATGGGCCTGCCAGCTCCGTTGCCGAAGGAAGAGGCCGAGCGAGTGGCCGCTCGTCTACCGGGCGGTTGGGATCTCTCCGGGTCGATCCGGAGGCCGAAGAACCACCTTCGACACCACCCGTGGTGCCTGTTCGGAGAGCCGGTCAAGGTCTCCATCGTCCGGCTCGATACGTGGTCGGCCACCCGCGACATCGAGCGCGTGGACTTCCTGTGGGCCGACGTGCAGGGAGCCGAGGAAGACCTGATCCTTGGCGGACTCGAGACTCTGAAGCGCACGCGCTTCTTCTACACGGAGTGGAGCGACAGCGAACTTTACGAGGGCCAGATCGGCCTCCGGCAGATCCAGAGCCTGCTGCCAGACTTCCGCGTGGTGCAACTCTTCAACGAAGATGTGCTACTCGAAAACACGCTGCTCCGGGTATAATAAGGGGATGGACCACATGGACCTGAGCATCTGCTGCGTCACCAAGGCCGCCGAGTACGCGAAGCCGTTCCTGATGGAGATGAGAGACGTGGCCGAGTCACTCGGTGCAGAACTCGTGCTCGGTCTGCACGGGATCGATGCGCTGGAGTTCGCGGACTGGTTCGCGGAGCACCGTCCGTTCCGGTCGATGACCGTCGAGGGGCGGTTCATCGAAGAGATGTTGAACCCGGTGCTGGAGCTGTGCACGGGCGACTACATCCTGCGGCTGGACGACGACGAGCGAGCGTCAGCCGAGATGATCGAGTGGTTGCGCTCGGGTGCCTACCGTGAGCGCGACTCGTGGTTCTTCCCGCGCTTTCACGTCTGGCCGGACCGTGATCACGTCATCACGACGCAGCCGTTCTTCCCTGATTTTCAGGGTAGGCTCACGACTCGTGAGAAATCGTTCCGGCCTCCGACGCTGCACGCAGGCCAGCCGCATCCTGCGTACCGAGCCCCGGTGCACTTCGAGCACCACGCATTCCTCGCCAAGACCAAGGAAGAGCGGAGGGAACTCGCAGCGCACTACGAGAGTCTCCTGACCGGGCAGCCGTTCCCTGCGGAGAAGGTAGACGTCGTCTGGCCGGAGGACGCACCGCAGAAGGTGCTGAAGATCGACACGCTGGACTCGCAAGCTCTGATGGTCCGGGCCAACCGCTTTCCGTGGTGGCGGCAGGCCGGGATGCCTCTGCCTCCCGCGCTCGAACAGCAGATGGTGGACTGGACGAAGGCTGAGAAGGTGATCCGACCGAAGCTGGAGTAAGTTGTGCCTGCCAAGCTCAATGGGGCGGCCCAGTTCAAGCTCGCCCTGAAGCGGGTGGCTCGTGCCTTTCCGGACGAGGTAGCTGCTGCTCTCTACAAGGAGTCGCAGATCGAGGCCACTGAGGTGAAGCGGCGTACCCCGGTCTGGAACAGCTCTCGCCGGGTGCCGCTGGGCGTCGTACCCGGTGCGCTGCGGGCCAGCGTACGCGTGCTGAAGCCTATCCGGCAGGGCAGCCGGGTGTACACGCTGATCGCGGCCGGTGGCACGTCCGCCCCGTACGCGATTTTTGTGCATGAAGACCTTGACGCGTTCCACCAAGTAGGGCAAGCTAAGTACCTCGAATCAGTCATCCTTGAAAGCCGGGCATTCATGGCTATCCGCATTGCCCGGCGTATCGATCTCAAACGAGTCCTTGAAGGTCAACCAGCGCAGCTTTCCGAAGGGGAGTAGATGGCGTTTCTCGATGATCTCGTCACGAAGTTGGAGGCCGATGGCGTCGGCGTGCGTGGCATCTCCATCTTCACGACGTCGGGAGTCACCGTTCCCAAGAAGGACTTTGCTACGCTGCACCTCAAGAAGACCGCCGGGACGTCTCCCGAGCAAACGCAGAACGCCACACTCCGTCCAGCCTTCCTGTCGCCCGGAGCGCAGATCGTGGCTGCGGCCGACGACTACGAGACCGCTGAAGCCTTCGCATCGAGTGCGTACTACTCGCTCGGTCAGGTTCGCAATGAGTTCATCAACTCGGGCTGGTACAGACGCATTCGCTGCTTGAACGAGCCACACGACATCGGCGTGAACGACCGCGAGCAGCAGCAGAGCGGGTTCAACATTCTCGCGGAATACAATAGGAGGGATGCATGACTGAAGTAACGACCATCGATTCGTGGGACGAGCTGATCTCGCTGGACGACGCGGACTACACCAACGTGCCCATCGGGGGAGGCAAGAGCGTAAGGCTGGGCTCGTTGTCAGCGGCCCGGATGATCCAGTGGTTCGAAGACCAGAAGGACGAGGAGAAGTCGAAGATCAACGGCCTTGTGCTCGTGGCCGAGTGTCTCGTGGACTCCAACGGCAAGCGCATCGGCAAGCTCGCGGACGTCCTGAAGCTGCGTGACAAGAACCCGGAGACGCTCAAGAAGCTCCGGCTCGCGGCCATCGAATTGAACAATCTGGAGGTTAAAGGCGTCGAACGCCCAAACGATTCCAGCGATTCGCCAGCAGTGCCGACGTCTACTGGCGATTCGCCCACCGACTAGCGCTCGAACTTCGGCAGCCTGACGTCCGCCGTATGCTCCGCGAGATGAGCATGCGTCAGTTCATGACGTGGTGGGATTTTGATCAGGTCGAGCCGATAGGTGGTATCAGAGGAGACTGGCAGGCGGCTTCGATCTGCGCAGCCCTCTACAACGTGTTCCGGTCACGTTCAGTGAAACCGGCGAACGTCGAAGACTTCCTGCTCACGTACGGGAAGCGTAAGAAGCAGGAGGCAGCGAAGGACGGAGGGAGCAAGGCCCCATCGGCGGCAGCGCAGGCACCGTGGCAGCACATGAAGTTCATCGCCCGGATGCAAGTCGCGTTGTCAAAGGCCGAAGAGGCAAGACCGAAAAAGAAGAAGAGCAAACGTGGCTGAAGGCCTCGAAATAGGAACACTGTCCGGCCGCATTGAGATCACGGATAACTCTCAGGCGACCGTAGACGTCTTGACCCAGCGCATCACTGGGCTGGAGTCAAAGTTCGACTCGCTGAGCGGCAGAGTAGACTCTGCTGCTCAGCATCAGAGTACGTTCCGGGCCAACGTTCACGAGTCGGGCGAATCCGTCAAGCTCTTTGACGACCAGCTGAGCCATCTCACCGAACGCATCGTGGAAGCGTTCGCCATCCGCGAGGTGTTCCGCTTCGCCGGTGAGATCCTCGAAGAAGCGCACGCCCTCGAAATTCTGAGCAAGCAGACAGGCATCGGCGTCGAGGAACTGCAAGTCCTCGGGGCGGCTACGAAAGAGTACGGCATCGACGCCGACCAGATGGGTCGAGCGATCTTCCAGCTGAGTCAGCGGATCGCTGGTGGCGATCAGTCAACCGTGACTGCGCTGCACATGATGGGCCTGTCGATTCAGGACGTGAAGAACCTGCACGGCGAGGAGTTGTTCCTGACCGTCGAGCGTGCGCTCGGCACGCTGCAGGGCACGATGAAGGACTCGGCTGCTGCGGATCTATTCGGTGCTCGTATGGGCAAGGCGATGGAAGCCTTCTCCACAGACGTGGACGGAGCCATCGACCGGGCGAAGGAATGGAACCACATCGCCAGCGAAGAGTCCGTCAAGGCTACGGCCGAACTGGAGCTGGCATTTAAGCGGCTGGACTCGAACATCCACTCAGTGGCGACGTCGCTGCTTGGCCCGCTGGCGGAGGGTGCGAACACGCTGGTCGAGTCCTCGCACAAGATCGGCTTCTGGAATACCCTGTGGCGCGACTCCGTGGACGTCCTCGCGGACACCGCCGGAGAGATGACCGGGCTCGACATCCACACACATCTGCTGTCGGACGCGCTGGACGAGCAGAACAAGAAGCAGGCCGAGTCCACGAAGCAGACCAAGGCCCATGCGGAAGCGAAGAAGCAGCTGACTGCCGAGCAGCAGGCCGCTGTCTTCATGAGCAAGCTGGAGATCGACGCTGCGCAGAAGCTCGAAGAGTGGCAGATCAAGGATCTGAACCACCTCCGCGACATTGGTGCGCTGAACGTCAAGAACGCGGAAGCCATCGGCGTCAACTCGTCACAGTTCGACTTGTACAAGAAGAACGCGGAGGCAGCGGCCGAGGCCGACAAGAAGTTCGCTAAGGGCTGGGAAGATCTCAACTCGCTTGGTGCGACCTATCAGGACACGGTCAAGGGCATCGACGCCAGCATCGCGGACTCGGTGAAGTACTATGCTTCGCTGGGGGCCAAGGTACAGGATCTCACCGATGCGTTCCCGCAGCTGACGAAGGCGCAGGCTGAAGCTGCTGTCGAAGCTGCCAAGGCGGCCAAAGAGATCCAGAAGGCCAACGAAGCAGCCGCGCTGTCGAGCGAGAAGGCGTGGGCCGAGTACGCGTCCAAGCTGGCGGCTCTAACCGGAACGGACACGCAGAAGGCGCAGGCAGCTGCCGACAAGGACTACCAGATCCACGTCGCGGAGGCTCAGGCCAAGGGCGTGACGGACGTGGACTATTACAACAGCCTGTGGGCTCTGCGGAACAAGGACATCGAACTGTCCGATCAGCAGCGGCTACTCTCCGACTCGAAGTCGAAGGAGAGCCTGCTGAAGAAGATCGCGGACGCGCAAGACTACATGAATTTCATGCGTGCCCACTATGCAAGCTACACAGACGCCGACCGGGACGCGCAGCAAAAGGTGATCGACAACCTCAAGACCGTTCGAGATCACTGGGGGCAGGTTGGTAACTCCATCGATGCGGACACCGAGAAGGTCAAGACACTCTCTGGAGAAGTGCTCACGCTGAAGCAGTACGAGGAGCGACAGCTGACCGGCGGATCGCAAGAAGTGACATCTGCGAACTTTCAGGACAAGCTGAACTCGTACCAAATCATCACGTCGGCCGGTCCGCAGGGCGTGCAGTCCACGCACCCGTTGATCGGCATGGACGAGTCGGCCGAGCGGCTCGCTCGTATGGGTTACTCGTGGGAAGAGATCGTGGACATTCTGGTGAACCACAAGAAGGCCGGTCCACCTGCTGGACCGCGCATTCCGGGCTTCAGAGAGGGAGGGATCGGAGACTTCGGTGCGGGCACGCTCGCCATGCTGCACGGCCGCGAGGCTATCGTGCCGCTCGACAAGGGCATCGGGTTTGGCGCACCGAATATCACTATTCACGTCAACGGTACCGCGCAGGATGTCGCCCGCAAGGTGGCGGATGAGATCTCGCGGACCCTCAAGTACTCGCGCCAGTACGGCGCAGCGTAAGGAGAGCAGCAATGGTCGGATACTCAGCGGTACTCGTCAATTCTCAGGTGGACGGCACGGCAAACACCACCGGCGTGGCCGCGTCCGCCATCCCGGCGGCAGCGAAGTTCACGCTGCCGACGAACTTCTTCGACGTCATTGGCAAGAAGCTGGTGATCGAGGCCACGGGCCGCATCTCGACCGTGATCACGACGCCGGGCGTCATCACCTTCGACGTGCGCTTCGGTGCCACGAAGGTGTTTGACGGCCTCGGCATTCTGCCGGATACGGTTGCGGCTCACACCAACGTCGGCTGGATGCTGAAGATCGACCTGACCTGCCGAGCCATCGGCACGGCGGCCAACCTGATGGGTCAGGGCATGTGGACGTGCGAAGACATCCTCGGCGTTCCGGCCACGGCCCCAAAGGGCGTGCTGTCCGCGATCCTGCCGTGGAACTCGGCCCCGGCGGTCGGCAGCAACTTCGACTCCACGGCCACGCAGCAGGTGGACCTGTTCTTCACGAACACGGTCGGCACCGGATCGATGACCGTGCATCAGTTCTGCCTGTACTCGCCCAACTAAGAAGGACGTGCGATGGGTATCGTAGAGAAGAGCAAGCTGGCTCCGAAGCCGGGCCTCCAGCCCGGCGGAGACTTCTTCCCTCCGCCTCCGCGTGGTGCAATCGAGAGCTTCCCGATTGTCTACTCGGTGTCGCCGGACTCGGATCGGGTCTCCGGCGGCACAGCGCTGACGATCACCGGCATCCGTTTCGTGAACGGGGCCACGGTGACCATCAACGGTGTGGCCGCCACCAGCGTCGTGTGGGTGAGTTCCACCTCGATCACGTGCAACGCTCCTGCCGGAGCAGAGGGCATTGTCGATCTGGTCGTTACGAACCCCAACGGCGAGAGCAGCACTCTGTCTGCGGCCTTTACGTACATCGCCGGGCACATCATTTCCCTGTCGAACTCTCGCGGCCTCTCGTCGGGAGGCACCAATGTCACGATCACCGGGGTGAACTTCGTGACAGGCTCCACGATCAAGTTCGGTGGAGTCGCGGCCACGGGCGTAATCTTCATCGACGCGAAGCACTTCTTCTGTGTCACGCCCGCGCATACGTCGGGTGCAGTGGACGTCACAATCATCGAGCCGGGCGGAGCAGTTGTCACCGGTAAGAAGCTGTTCACATTTACGTCTGTGGTGTTCAACGAGGACATCCGACGTCAGCCGTCCATCACCGTTCGTGACACGCTGAATAGCGGCCCGAACACGGCGAGTTTCACCATCGACGGTACGGGCGTGCCTCCCGTAGGTGGTGAGAAGGTCATTTTCACGGACAATGATACGCTGATTTTTTCGGGACAGGTCTCCACTGTCGAGCAGATCATCGAAGACTACCGTGGAAACATCGCGTGGAACGTGACCGCGACCGACCATCGGTTTGCCTTTAACCGAAAGAGGCCGTTCGGCACGTGGAATAACGTGAGTGCCTCCACGGTCGTGCGCGAGCTGATCGCACTGTTCGCACCGGACTTTTCTACCTCCTACGTGCAAAGCAATCTGCCGCGTATCTCGCTGGTGCTGACTGGCGACGATGATCTCACCACGGTCATGACGAAGATCGCAGGGCTGCTTGGCGAGGGCCACTGGTACATCGACTACAGCAAAGCGGTGCATCTGTTTGCGTTGGCGACAGCGCTAGGCACTTCAGAAATGCCTGTCTCGGCGCTAGTGATGCCCTCAACGGCAGCTCTTGTTGTCAGCGAAAGCACCGTGTCTACGCTGGGCTACGGCTTTGTGCCGGGCTGGTATTACTTCATGTCCTCGGCCTTTTACGGGGTGCCCTCGGCTGGGCCAACGGCCAAGGTGTACGACTCGCTGAGTGCTACCGGCGTGGGCGTCATGGCCTCGCGGGCGAACGCGTCTGGCGTCTTCTTGAACTACGGACAGGGCGGTACGCCTTCGCTGGCTCCGCTGCCCAACCAGACGTCTGGTGCTCCGCGATGGATCATGCTGTCCGAGCAGGCGGCCAACCGCAATCTGCAGGGTGACATTTCGAACGGTGCCTACTGCGGTAACGTCCTGCAGCCTCGTGGCTGGACAGGAGTGGATGCGGACGGCACACCGTTCGCGGAGGGTAACTGGCCTCCTGCTGGACCGAATGCGATCTACTTTGCTTCCTCGGACGTCTGGAATGCACTGGAGACGGCATCAGGTCCACCAGCGCAGCCGCAGCAGGCAGCGTTCGAGAGCGGCCTGAGCCAGATCTCGAACCTGATCTACCTTGAGAAGTTCCTACCCACGTTCACGAGCATCCCTACGGGGCCGACCATTGGTGGACGTAGCGCGACAGCGAGAAACATTTACGCAGTGCGCTTGGCCGATGCTCACAGGGCCGGTGGCACTACGATTCAGGGCTACTGCACAATTGGTGATAACACCACGACCACGCTCGTGGGGCAAGCACCAACAGCGAACTACTCATCGGCCAATTTCTCGCTGCAGCCGCACCACAACGTCAATCCGCCTATCGGCCCCACAGGCCAGATGACCGTGGTGGATAGTGGAGTAGCGGTGGACACAACGTCGTTCCTTGGCCGCTTGCCGCAGGCAGGATACTGGGCGTTTAAGATCACATGCGTCTACCGCGATGGCACGGAGTCACGTTCAAGCATGGCCAGCGGCCCCGCGCTGATGACCGGGTTGAATACTGGTTACGCCACTAATATTCCAGTAGGCCAGTCGATCAACGGTGTGGACGTGGTCTTCCGACGCGTTTACGGATCGGTTTTCAGTAACCCGTTGGGTTCGCGTGGCGTGCCGGACTTTGGTGGTAACGATAGCTGCGCCTGCGTGTGGGTGATCAACGACAATACAACCACGACGCTCACATTCAACTTCGGCTCGGCTGTGACTGGTGGAGAACATACTCCGAACAATATCCCACCCGGCGAAGAAGACCTGCCGGGTCCGGATCTGGAGTCACTCATCGCTCCGGAGGACATCGATGACAACAGCGAACTGTTGCTGCTCGATCCTCCCATCACGATGACTTCCGATACGTCGCAGCTGCGGAACCGCATCTACGTCAAGGGCAAGGGCACGATCATCGCGGCCGATGCAGCCATTGATGCGACTCGCGTACAGGTCGCGGACACCTCGACGTTCTCGCCCACGGGCGGAAAGTTCATGGTCGGCTCGCGCATAATCGCCTACAACGCTATCGATGCGTCTTCGACGCCACAGGCGATCCTGCTTCCGGAAGGTCTGAAGCAGCCCATCCTGCAGGCAAACTGGCTGTACGGCGGAGGCCAGCCGATTCTGCCCTTCATCGTCGTGGACGACATTGCATCGCAGAAGTTCTACGGATCGCTGGAGCTGGACAACGACGGTAACCCCACGGATGGCATCCACGAGTACACCATCAGCGACGATGGGCTGACTAACCTGTCTCAGATGTACGGTCGAGCCCTTGCGGAATTGAAAATGTTCTCGCGGCCTATTGTGACGCTGCGCTACTCGACACGCGACTCGTTGAGCAAGGCTGGCAAGGTTGTCCACGTGGATCTGAATGATCCACCGATCACTGGCGACTTCATCATTCAGGAAGTCACCATCGACCAGTTTCACGATGAGTCAGATGATCTGACGCCGCGCTACAATGTGGTGGCGGACTCGGCAGCCCGGTTTAACCTGAACGACCTGTTGCTGAAGTTGTCTGAGTCGGTGGACGAATCGGCTGGTGGAAGCTCCTCGGGTGTGATTTCCACGGCTGTGAACACGGCAGGTAATAACGCAGCCGCTTTGATTCTGGCTTCTCAGACCTCTGCTGTGCAGGTGCTGGACATCGTCCTTACTGACACGGACCTGATCAATTCGGGTACAACGCCGATCATCGTGCTCAGTGGGGCACCCGGCGTAGTGTACTTTCCGCTCTACTGGTCCTACATCATGGACAAGAACGCGCAGACGTGGACGAACGGCGGTACGAGCCTTCAGCTTCAATACACGAGCGGCACGGACACCATCTGCGGCACGCTTTCCTTGGCCTTGAACAACGGCAACGCGCAAACTATTGTGGCAGCGAACATTGGGTCTGCGTTTACCCTTCAGAGTGTGGCGAGCGGTCACACCACTGTTGGAGATGGTCTTCGCATCCGGACGGCTGCCGTACTCGCTCGGCTGGCCGGACCGCCTGTATCGCAGGTCACAAACATCCGGATCAAGATCGCATACTACGTATTCACACGGTAAACCAATAGGGAGCCCATATGGCGGACTTTAACATTCAGACGGAACTGCAGAGCATGAGGGTGGAGCAGCGGGAAGATCATGCGGCTCTGACAAAGGTAGTCACGGATGGGTTCGCCAGCAGCAACTCGTGGATGCATGCCCATGAGCTGAAGGATCAGGATCGGTTCAACGCCCTTGACCGTCGTCTGCGGCCCATCGAAACCGTGAAGCAGGCCGCCGTGTGGCTCATCGGAGCCGTGATCGTGGCGTGGCTCGGGGCGGCCGGTCTGATCTACGTGGAGCACCAGAGTCATACCCGGAGCACGGTGGAGGCCCGGTAAGGCATGGAGAATGCCTTCGCATGGATTGGCCAGATCGCGGACTGGGTCGGCCAGTGGATTCCTCGCCGGGTGATCCTTGACACAACGGAGGGTGCGGTCAAGTACACCGGGTTCCTGCTGCCATTGCGCCTGCGGGTGTTCTTCGGCGGCTACAACGGGCAGATGCGGCTCACGATGTGTGAGCCGGGCATCCACTGGTACTGGCCAGCCACAAGCACTTGGGTGCCGTACCCCACGGCCAAGCAGACTGACCGACTTGAGACGCAGACGATGGAGACCACGGATGGTAAAACGTTTCTCGTCAGTGGCACGTTGACGTACCGCGTCAAGGATCTGTCGAAGCTCGTACCGGAGAACCATTCGCCGGTGACCGCCACCATCGACGTGGCCATGACTGCCCTCCACGACGTCTGCTGCTCGATGGCGTGGGAGGCCTTGCAAAATGAACAACGGCGTGGCACACTCAAGACCAAGCTCAAAAACGCCGCTCAGAAAGACCTCGAAGATATCGGCGTCGAAGTGATTCGGCTCAAGCTGAACTCGCTCGCCCGGTGCCGCGTGATCAAGATCAGTCAGAGCAACGCATCAGAGGAGAACTAGATGAAGCCTAGCTTCCACACCCCGCTCGTCACCGAAGACATCGACGGCCGCAATTTCAAGCTCCGCGAGGAGTTCGATTACGACACGTCACTGGGTCTGACGATCCACGTGCCTGCGGGCTTCATCACGGACTTCGCCAGCGTGCCGCGCTTCCTCTGGTGGCTGCTGCCTCCGAACGGCCGCTACGGCAAGGCGGCCGTGATCCACGACTACCTGTACCGGACGTATGGCGCAGGTAGCAAGATCGTGGCAGACGCCATCTTCTACGAGGCGATGAAAGCCCTCGGCGTCAGCCCTGTGGTGCGTGGGCTGATGTACCTCGGCGTGCACTTCTTCGGAGGTTCGTCTTACAAGGGAGGTCTGTGATGTTCGGAATCAATTGGAAGAACGTCGGTCTCGGGTTCGCCAAGGTCTCTGTCAAGGCAGCGCAGGCCGCGCTGTGGGCTTCGAACCACCCGGAAGTCCTGAGTGCGGTTGCCACGGTCGCTGGGCACCCGGAAGTCGCCACTCTCGTGACCGGCGTGATCGCGGAAGCGCGAGCCACGGCTCAGGTAGTCAAGCAGTGAACTACCGGAACATAGAGACGCAGCTGTGCCTGCACGAAGGCGTCAAGCTGCGCGTCTACAAGGACACGAAGGGCTACGACACACTTGGCGTCGGCTACAACGTAGCCGCTCGTGGGATGGACGAGTTCGAGCGCATCATCGGCCGCAAGGTCGTATTGAGCCGCACGAGCGATTGCATCACCCGCGAGGAAGCCATGCAGGTGCTCGGAGCGGACGTGGCCCGCGTAGAGAAAGCCGTGGTCCTGCACTTCCCGACCTACCTGCAGCTGAACGAAGTACGGCAGCGCGTCGTCTTGGACATGGCCTTTAACCTCGGCATGAAAGCGCTCGCGTTCAAGGCGTGCATCGCGGACGTCGAGCACTCAGACTGGTCCGGGGCCGCGAAGGAACTCTTCAGATCCGAGTGGGCGTATCAAGTCGATGACGGACCGGGAGGGAGATACGGCCGGGCGGACCGCCTGTCGTACATGCTGCTCACGGGTAAGGACGTCGTTGGTCCGAACGCCATCCCCGGTCTGGTCGCCGCGTAACGCTTTACCCAACCCGAAAGGATCGTCACATGGCTATTCGCAACTCGAAGTGCCCGAACTTCGCGCAGTGCAAGAACTACAAGGAGTCCGACGCCAAGCTCTGCGGAGCTTGCTACAAGGAGTACCGTCGAGCGCAGGCGGTCCCAGCAGCGGCCGTCGAGCCTCCGGACGACGAGAAGATCCTTGGCTACGTCAAGCGGTTCTCGACCAAGGGTGGCGTCCGGCCGGAAGACATCGAGACCGACCTGAAGATGGAAGCAGGCACAGCGCTGGCCGCGCTGCAGCGGCTCGCGAGCGAAGGCCGGACGATTTACCAGTTCGGTGAGCGCTGGTCGTTCGAGAACGCTCCGAACATCGGCGGCATCTTCGACCGTCCGCTCGTCAGCGACAAGAACGGCTGGCACATGTTCGGTGCCATCGGTGACACGCACATGTGCAGCAAGCAGGAACGGCTCGAAGAGCTGCACGACATCTACCGGATCTTCGAAGCCAACGGCGTCAAGACCGTGATCCACACCGGCAACTACATCGACGGCGAGGCCCGCTTCAACAAGTTTGAGCTGAACGTCCACGGCATGGACGCGCAGCTCCGGTACATGGCCGACAACTACCCGAAGGTCAAGGGCATCGAGACGCTCATGATCTCCGGCGACGACCACGAGGGCTGGTACGCGCAACGCGAAGGCGTGGACATCGGCAACTACATGCAGATGACGATGGAGCGGCACGGCCGGGGCGACATCAAAAACCTCGGCTACATGGAGTGCTTCCTGCCGCTGCAGCACCGCGAGTCCGGTGCCCAGTCGATGCTGCACGCCATGCACCCCGGTGGCGGCTCGGCGTACGCTACGAGCTACACGGTCCAGAAGATCGTAGAGGGCTACGAGGGCGGAGAGAAACCGGCCATCCTGCTCGCGGGCCACTACCACAAGGCGGAGCACCTTGAAGTCCGCAACGTGCACTGCTTCCAGACCGGCTGCTTTCAGGACCAGACCGTGTTCGCCCGCAAGAAGAAGCTCACGTTCACCATCGGCGGCTGGCTGATCCTCGCCCGGCAGAACCCCGAGACCGGTGCCATCGAAGAGGTGGTCAGTTACTTCAAGAAGTACTACAACAAGGGCTACTACGTGAACCAGCGCTGGTCGCTCTCCGGCCCGGTGGCGATGGTGCCCCGACTGAAGGTATAACATGAACTGCCCTCGCTGCGGCCTCAACTACTTTCGTTTCGACGGCCAACACTGGATGTGCTACGCCTGCGGCCACGTGCCCTTCGATGGGCAGTGGTTCGCAGCGGCCGTCCTGATCGCGGCGGCCCTCTCGCTGCTGCTCCTGCACGCGTGTACGCCAGCGCTGCCGGTACTGCTGACCCTTTTCTAAGGAGAATCTCACATGGCAACGGAACAGCAACGCACCCAGCGTCGGGGTTTCAAGGGTCACGACGTGCCGGGCAAGCCCGGTGAAGACCACATGGCCGAAGCCAACGCGCTCGTCAACGGCGACCGGCAGGCCGCGTACGGCAGCCCTCGCCCGGCGTACGAGGCGCAGGCCAAGGTGTGGAGCGGCCTGCTCGCGCACAAGCTCAAGGAAGACCTGTCGCCCGAAGACGTGGTCCTGCTGCTGAGCGGCATGAAGCTCGTGCGGGAGATCCGCAAGCACAAACGCGACAACATGGTGGACATCCACGGTTACACGCTCGTGCTCGCGCACGTACGCGAGGACGGAGGAAACTGATGAGCGACTCCATGCGACCCAGCGCGAGCGACCCGGCGGACGTCGAGGCCCTCGAAGGCGTGGCCGAGCACCAGCCGCAGCCGGTCAAGAACGACCGCCCGGCGATTCAGGATCTGGTGATAGCGGACATCACCGCTCGGAAGGAAGTCGGGCTCGAACGGTACGGCACCTTGCTCCAAGCCCACAACGGCCGGGATGCGCTCATGGACGCCTATCAGGAAGCGCTCGATCTGGCCATCTACCTGCGGCAGGTCATCGAAGAGCGTGGGTGACCTACCGGGCGGCCGGTCCCGTACCGTTATGGTTCCCACTCATTCAGTCCGTGGGACCGGCTGCCCGGCAGAACTTAGGATCGGGTGCGAGCTACGTGCTGCTCACACTCCGAGCAGCCACGCGCTCGTAGATGCGAAGCTACCAAGCGCAAGTCGATCACGCGGAGCTTCATCTCGGCCCGCGTGATCGGAGTCGTGTGTCGGTTGGTGAAGGATCGTACGATCTGGTCGAAGAGAATCTCATGCCGCGTCCGGAGGTAAGCTGTGGTCATTGACGCGGATGGTAGATCAGGTGGCGGCCCCGCGCAAGCTCATGGGTACCGCCACCTCGGCCGTGGGCTCTACGGAAGGGCGATCTGGTCGAGCAGCGATTCTTCCTTGAGCAGGTGGATCGCTCCGGACACCGCGTTCATGCTGACGTTGAGGGCCTCCGCGATACGCGGCCGGGGAGCACCGGGGTGCTTCTGGAGGAACTTGGCTACCTGCATCGGCCGCTCCGGCAGCGTCTTGGGCAGCGACTTGCGGCCCTTGAGCTTGTAGCCCGTGCGGGGATGCTTGGTGGTGAGCAGGTTGGCTTTGATCGTCATGGTGTCGTTCTCCTTCATGCGTTCCGTCTACCGAGTCGGGTCGGCTTGGTCATTCAAGCCGCCCGCGTGTTTCAATTAGGATACTCCAAGGTCCGTGCCAGATCAACGTTTCTGCTAAGTGCCGTGGATTGCGCACTTTGCACGGATGAGTCGATTACAACCTTGGCATCACAAGTCCGTAATTCTTCCACTTGTAGGGCAGTTTCTGCTCTGCGTGGGAAGGCCGCTGCCGACCGGGCGGCAGGGGCTGCTGTTCCGGCCGCTCGACCGTGTCCGGCCAACGTTGGCCGCCGGGCTTGGAGTCTCGTGCTCATCGGAAGCTAGGTTAAACCTTTCGTGTACCGCCTGTCAGTCGCATTTGGTACACCCACACACGCGCTCTGTCGCGGGAAAACGGATCACCAGATGTGTTATTCTTTTGGCATGAAACTTGCATGCATCGCCCTCCTGCTGGCTGCTAGCTCAGCCGCTGGCGATCCCGGCCTCCGGGCCACGGCCTACCCGCGTACGATCCTCGCTGGAGGCACCCTGCGGCTCACGTGCAGCGTTCCCCGCGATCCCGATCACCGCTGGCTGGAAATGGGGATCGAGGGCCTGCGGACGTCAGGCGGAGATCTGGAGGGCGACCGGGCGGCTGTGACCCATGTGATGTTGATCGATCACGTGCCGTGCGGCTCGTCGGAGGCGTTCTGCCGGGTAGAGAGCGCGTTAGGCAAGCCCGAGCGGGCCGTGTCAGGCTTTACGGTAGGTGGCTGCGGGGAGGATCAGGATTCGCCCTTCACGAGGTAGTTGGCCGGGCGGAGTGTCTGCTCGCGGATCGTGGTGACCAAGCCGGGGCGGCCGTACCGCACCAGATGCTCGACGTTGAGATCCGGGTACTCGATCAGCCGGTAGTTCTCTTCCGCGTTCACCTCGGTCACCAGCGGGCAGCGCGAACAGACCAGCACGGCAGTGCTGTGAATGAAGTTGGCGATCTGTACCCGAACTGGCATCTGCCGGGTCATCTCTGATGAGCACGCTGGGCAGTGAACCATACACCCTTTTACGAAAAATGGTGGAGCCGTGGGGAATCGAACCCCAGTCCGAAACCGCAACCTACGAAACGTCTACATGCTTGACCCGTACGTGGGTCATCCGCCTTGCTCCTTCGTCCTTGGTTCCCGCCACTCTCCACCCCGTTCTAAGCGGCATGGCATTACCGGGTTAGCCGACCAAGGTTCTTACAGGGGCGACCGGCTCTCGCCGCATCACCCTCCACCACCCCGAGTCGATGACACCAGCGCAGCCTATCGGGGTTCAGCTGCGCCAGTGGAGGGCGGGTGTTAGGCCGCCATCTTCAAAGGCTGGTTGCCATTTGATGTGTTGCGTCTGAGATTAAGGTGCCTTCCGCCAGCACCGCATGCAGTCCCGCGATTCTCGATTCCGTCGAAACCAAGTCGGCCCCTTCGTGTGGCTCGGGATGGCGGCCAAGGACTCGAACCTTCCGCCGTAGCGTTGCAGCCGTCGCTGCCCCACATCCTGTGGAAACCGCCACCCCGAAGTCGTTACGCAGCCGCAGAGGTCTTCGCGGCCTTCGGCTTGCTCTGCTCGACCGCCTTGTCGATGTTCTTCTCGGCGGCCTCGATGTGCTGCCCGGCCGAGATCAGCGAGCGGAACCCCTTGAGGTCGCGGGCCTTCGTCTTGCCGTCGATGACCGTGCTGAGTTCCTCGTTGACGGTCTTGAGCGCTGCCTTGAGCTTCTTGACGTCCATCGTGTGCCTCCTTCGTGCGCTCCGGCGGTAGCCGGGCGACCAGCCGTAGGCTGGGTTTGACGCTTCGTGAGCGTATGCCATGTCAGCGCAATCATCAAGTCCTTTGCGCGGTTCGATGGCGGACCCGTGAGAAACCCGCTACCGATGCCTTTCGAGTAGTCCGGTTTCATGTACCAACCCGGTGCGTCGAACTGTCGCACCGACACGTCGAGAATCATCCCTGACTGATGTTGCAGGTACCAGTGGTTCTCCCGCTTGCCGTTCTCGTGAACGATACCTACGCGCATCGGCTTCCACCCTGCTGCCTTGCCACCGAGGATGTGGTACAGGGCCTCAGACGCGTAGTAGCAGTTACCCCGGCGTAGGTGCGTGTCGTCGTTGTGGCCGGTGGCGATCACGCGCAGAGCCCAGTTTGGATCATGTGACGCTGCGCTCATGGGAGCACCACCACCTTGACGGAGCCGGTCGCTTCGATCTGGATGGCTGAGCCGTCTTGGCAGGCGATCATCAGGTCCGCCACGCCTTTGTGATCGGCGTTCTCTATCACGTTGAGCACTGCTCGCCGGATGGTCTTGCCGCGCAGTTGGTTCAGCACCCGGTGCTCGACGCGGACGGTCTCTCCGGCCGTGGCGATAGTCTCTGCCGGGATGGTCATCTTGTTGCCTCGGTCCCAGTCGGGCAGGCGGCCAGCGTCCACCTCGTAGCCCTTGCGGAAACCCATGCCGTCCGCGAAAGCCTCATGCTCTGCGCAGTCCTCGACCAGAGTCTCGAGTCTCTTGAGTTCGTGAGCTGGCACGTGCTGCCGGGCTTCGCGTTCGGCCCATAGCACTTCCAGTAGACCTTTGAGTTCGCGGGCAGCTCGGACCGCCTTGCCCACTGTCGTCGTAGCCATCAGCGTTGCTCCTTCGGTTGACGCTTCTTGAGTTCCTTGGCGATCAGCCGGTCGAGCGGGGCGATCACCCACGTCTGCCTCCAGAGCCGAGTGCGTTCACGCACAAAGTCCGTAGGCGTCATCTTCCGGCCGTCCGCCAGCGTAATGAATTCTCCGCCGATGCCGTCGCAGTCGAAGGTGTCTGGCTCCATCGTCAGGTGCTTACGCACGCTCTGGAGGGTAGCCAGCGTGCCTCCGGGTCGCGGTCCTGAACGGCCCATGCTAGGCTCCCTTTGTCGGAGGTTTCGGCGTGCGCTTCCCGGCCACGGCTCCGATGAGTAGGCCGAGCAGAATGGCCCCGAGCAGCCAGATCAACCCGATAGCGATGTAGGTCCAAGTCATGGCTAGCTCGCTTTGCTCAGCCGCAGCATGCGGACCGTGTTGACGTCCGCGTTGGTGGCCCCGTTGGCCTCCGCACGAGCGAGCAGCCGCCGACGCTGCTTCAGGATCTTGGCCCGGTGATGGGTCGGGTTCTGCTGGTACTTGGCCTCCGCGCTCACTACGCGGCGTTCCAGACGCACGAGCTTCATGTTGGGTCTCACGTTCTCTCCTCCAGTTGAGTGACGGTGATCCGATACTGGTTCGGCCGGATGGCCACCTCGATGTTCTTCGACGCCTTGAGCAGGGCTTCCGACATGGTCTCGGCTTCGACTACGAAGCCACCGATGCGGCGGTCCGTGTTGAACGCTTCACAGTAGTACTTCATCTCTGGCTCCCTAGTCCATTGGCGTGCCGGGAAAGTCGCACCAGCACTCCTCTTCGCGTCCGTTCCGTTTGTCCCTGTATCCGACGCGTGTCAGCGAAAGGCACACCGGGCACACCCGATCCTTGGACGACAGCATCTTATCGGCCACTCGTTGCATCTCCGCGATCTTCTTCTCCAGCTCAGGCTTCGTGATGAAGGTCGCCATTGATCTCCTCGTCGTCCGCGTTCCACTCGTCCTGCTCGTCTTCGAGCGCTTCGTAGTACTCCGGGCAGTCGCCTTGGCAGGCGGTCGAGCCGCAGAACTCGCAGCGGGCCTCGTCCCTGTCGCAGCGTCCGCAATCCCCGCAGCTGCCGTCTGAGCAATCTTCACCGGCCATTGGGCCGCCCTCCCTGCTGCAGGTTATGGGCTGCCACCCAGCCGTTGGCCGCTACGATGATCAGCGTAGTCACTACGGCGGCCCGTTTATGGCCCGTGGTCCAAGCCCGATGCACCCCGTAGATCTCGACGGCCGAGGCCCCGGCCTTGAGGCTCCACATGGCCGCCTGATTGGGCAGCAGCGGATTGGCCTCGTAGGTGCCCGGCCTCGACAGCGCGATGTGCGTCGAAACCGGGTCAGCCATGTTGGCCGCCACGATCAGCGGCAGCAGCCAGCTCATTACTCGCGCTCCATCCGGAGCTTGGAGATCTCTTCGATCTCAATCCGCTGCGGCCTGCGCGAGCCGGGCGTCATCATCTTCTTGTTGAAGTCCGTCACGGCCTCGGTCAGCGCTGCGGCTGCCTCCGCGTGGTCGTTGGCCGTGATCTTGAGGGTGACCGTCGTTGTGTATTCCTTCATCGTCCTTGCTCGCGGCCTTCTTGGCCGCAGGTGTAGCACCGGCAGGCTTCGCCCACCTTGTAGCTGTAGATCTGATTCAATTCTACCGTGTGTCCGCAGTCGAGGACCACCGGGCGGCAGGTGCCGTAGTGGTTCGGCAGCTGGGTCGTCCGGATCTCCTCGACCCGGACGATCAAGCGGATGGGGCCTCGCGGGTCGCGGCCGAAGGTGCTCACTTGCCCTCCGCCACCGCTGCGAGGTAGGACCGACGCTGCTTGCAGCGTTCGCAGGTTACCTCGGCGGTCTTTTCGGTCATCAGGGCGTATCCGCGCATCGCACCCATCGCGGAGGCTGCGCAGGCTTTGTGGCCGCTCTTGCTGTAGGTGTAGGCCCGGAAGTGGACCGTGGCTTTGCGCTCTTCGACCGGAACCTCGACCGGCTCCATCGGCTCCCAAGCGGCCACTCGGGCGTCGTATTCCTTGGCGGCCTCGATGCAGCTCTTCGCTTCGTAGTCCAGCTGCCGGGCGTAGGCTTCGCGCTCGCTGCTTGTCGGGGCCGGGATCGCCACCGTGATGAACCGGCCGCCTTCGTGCTTGCTGCCGTACACCGTGGTCTCGGCGTCTCCTGCGCGAACCTTGGCGGCAGTGGCGGTCACGCTCTTGGCGTTCCGCTTGAGGCCAGCCGAGATGCTGGCGGCCTCATCCCGGCCCTCGGGGGTGCCGAAGTGGGCCTTGCCCGTGCCGTGGCAGGTGCCGATGTTCGCGTAGTAGCCGTCCGGCCGGGTGTAGCCGTGCTGCACCATCCGGCCGTGGCGGAGGGCCTGATGGTTGAAGCAGGCCGGGCAGATCGACCGAAGCTGCGTCTTGGCGTTCTTTTTCGTCATGCTGCTGTTCTCCATGCCCGTTCATACAGCAACCGGCATGCCAACTCGGATCTCGCGTGTTCAGGCCGGTATCCGGCCCGCTTTCCGGCCCAATGGGGCCTGAGTGTCTCGTTCTAGGTCAAACCGGGGTGACTCAAATGTTCAAAATGAGCCACTCCCGGCTGACAAGAATCGTCAGGTGAAAAACAATGTTTGTCACCCGGCGGTCCGAGCTGACACTTATCGTCACTCGGCCGGAGTCACCTTCCGCCGGACGACGATGACCACGACGGCCGTCGAGCACCCTCCGGCCCGGACGTTGCGGCTGAAGGCCCGGACGTCCACGGTCCGGTCGGCTTTCCACTCCTCGCGGAAGCGGTCCGCGTCCTCCAGCACGACGCGGGGTGCGTTGACCGGCACGACCCGCGAGGCTACGAAGGGCTGCTTGCCGAACGTGATCTTCTTGGTGGTGAGCGTCATCCCTTCCTCCGTTTGCCGTCGAGAGTCCAGCCGACGATGCCGCGAGCGTGGCCGCCGTTCGAAAACATCTGCCCGAACTCATCGAGCGGGATGTCGATGTTCAGCAGGACACGCTTGGGCACTCCGCGCATCTGGCCCTGCTCGGTGATCTCCAGCGAGAGCCAGTTGCTCCGCTGGTTGTCGGGGCCAGCGCAGCTGGCGCACCCCTGATCGAGCGGGAACTTCCGGCTGCCGTGCGTGGTGCGTACGGCGAGTTCGAGCTTCGTGCCTTCCTTGATCCTCATGCCTTATCTCCAATCCACCGCAGCAGGTGAAACTTGCGCTCGATCAGACCGCTGCGGATGAGCACCTTGATCATCCGTTCGTAGGTTTCAAGGCTGAACTTATCCATCAGCCGGGCGTAGAGTTCGCCGGAGGGCACCTCGCCATTCGGAGACTCCTTGACCAGCTGTCCGACCAGCGCGATGACTTCCAGCGCTGCTGCGGCCTGTTGGCGGGTGAGACCTTTTACCTCGCCCAGTTCCACCATCGGTTCCTCCTCGATCATCAGGACGCCACCGTGCTCGGTGACGTAGTCATCTACAAACGACTCGGCAGCTTCCCGTGTCACCGTGCGGGCGAGCACCTCGTCTGAACTGAAACGTCGAACAACGAAAGCCACTCTACGCCTCCTTCGGCAGCGTGAACTTCACGAACCAGTGGGAGCCCTGCGAGACCGTTGCGCCTCCGCGAAAGGCCTTCCACACCTCGCCCCGGTCGATGATCGTGGCCTGCGGATAGGTCTCGCGCACCCGGTCGGCCAGCTTGTCCTCCGTGTAACCGTTGCGGTAGAAGAAGCCCTTCCGCACGGTGTAGACGCCCTGCTTCACCGACGCCACATCCACGTGGAGGGCGTCCTTGATCTGCGCTGCGGTCGGCATCTTCTTCATCAGTCGATCCTCAAGTCTGAGCGGCCAACCACCACCGGCTGGCCGTAGGTGAACTGCGTGGGCATCCCTCCGTCCGCCCGGACGGCCTGCACCCGGAACCGGAACCCGCCCGCGAGGACCGCGAGCACCTTGTACCAGTGGCCGATGCGATCCTGCACGTACTCCCCGGCGGAGGGCGTCTTGCCGCTCACTGGGCCAACTCCGCCGGAACGATGAAGGCGTCGAAGCCATCCGCCTTGGCCGCCTCGCAGGCGATCCGGGCGGCCTCCGCGCTGTTGTAGGACCGAACCGTTTCTCCGAAGTTCACCACTCGGCCCTCGCTGATCGCCTTGTTCCACTCGGTCTTCCGGGCGAGCTTCTCGGCCCGGTTCATCCCACCGCGTCCGCGTCCGTAGGTCTTTCGCATGCCCTTCCTTACAGCACGGTCCGTGCCAAGCCCGGATGTGGCGCAATTGGGCCAGAAACGCCGCATCTGACCTAGACTGGGGCCAGCCCGAAGTGACCGATTCCGAGATTCCGTCTCACATCTGTAGCGCACTTGTTGGCACACGGCTTGCACGGAGGCTCAGCCGTCTAGCACTTACGCGGGATCTCCATTGGCACACCGGTTGCACAATGGAAGGGCATGAGCCAAAACCAGAAACCTACGAAGCCGCTTGTGGTAGTGTGCGGTTGGTGCCCCGACGCCCGCGAGAAGACCAAGGCCGCCATCGAGGCGGGCAACGAAGTCAGCCACTCGATGTGCCCGGCCTGCACCAAGAAGATGGAAGATCTCGCGGCCACCAAGTACGAGAAGGAGACCAAGTGAACCCTCTCGACCGACGAATCACCACCACGCTGCACGCGTTGGACCTGACCGGCGGCCCGGTCGTGGTGCGGACGCTGCTCCGCGACATCCTGAAGGAGCGCACCAACCGCCACCCGCTGCAGCCGACCGGTGACCACGCACGCGACCGACTGGTCGCTGCCCGTTTGAACCTCCGCGAAGGCCAGCACGCTTGATCAGCGCACGCCTACTGGTGAAGCTGACTCGCCGCGCCGAGTACGAGGGCGTATTGCGTCGAGCCGGGGAGAAACACTTTCTCCACCATTTGATCGAGTCGCACGCCACTCTGTGTACCCCGGAACAGGCGCAAGCGATTCTCGACCGGCTCCAGCGCTTCTGCTCGATGCCGGAGACCGCTCTGATCTTCGGCAGCCGCCGGGGCCACGCCTACGCTCCGAACACGCGCAATCGACTGCCATATCGGATCAGCCTGCCCCGGCCGGAGACCGGCCGCCTGCGGGTAGGGCTCGTGCTCCACGAGGCAGCGCACGTATTCGACCACGCTCGCCGGAAGAAGATGGGCCACGGCTGGGGCTTCATCCACGCGCTCGAACCGCTCCTGACATCATTCAACTGGAGACTCGACATGCCCACGCGCAGTTTCTTCGAGATCTACATGCGGCATCGCGGGCCGTACTCACTCGTCGGCTCCGAGGGGAGCAAGGCCGAGCGGGTGCAGGGACCATTCAACGCCGAGCAGGCGCACGCGAAAGCCATCGCGGCAGTCACGACCGGGAAGGAAGAGTCGGTCTTCGTCTACTCCGACTCGGAAGGCTCCTTCATCGGTGCGTTCTACCGCCGGGGCGACAAGTTCAAAACCTACGCGGAGGAGAAGAATGCCTATCAAGCAGGGCTGGAACTTTCTGATCAACGCGACCCGGCAGCACTTCTTCAGGGAGGGCCGGAGCCTCTGCGGCCGGTGGATGATCCTGTCGATGAACGCGTGCAGGGAGGAACCGTACCCGGAGATCGACACGTGCGAAGCGTGCCTCCGCAAGGCCCGCCCGAACCACGCGCCAAGCGCACCGCTCCACCAGCCAAGCGGCGCGTCGCCCTCTGCCTCGGCAAGGACGACGACTGGCCGAAGTCGGAGGCCGCCCAAGCAGTCCACGACCTGTTCGGCACGGTGAATGACCGGAAGGCACTGACGAGTGGTGAGATCTGCGAGGCCCTTGGGCCAAGGCTCACCGAGCTGGGCGTGCAGTTCCCGGCCTCGCTGGTGTCACGACTCAAACAGAACGGATTCCTGAAGGAGCACATCGATGGCTAGAGGCCGAGACACTCACAACTTCCGGATCGACAAGCAGGTCATTGCCGAACTGCTGCACAGCGTCGATCAACCTCAACTGCTCAAGGCGGTCTTCGACAAGGCCAACGACATCTGTTTTGGCCGGTGCTCGGTGGCTGAGTTCGACGCCTTCTGCGCTTCGCTCCCCCTGCCTGCTCTGGTCACCGGACGATCCGACCGAGCGCAACGTCACCGTGCGCGTGGCGGGCGAACAGGACCGGGTCATGATCAAGGTCACGCGAGTGGTCTGGCGGATCACCCACGTCGTACCCGCGCAGGGTCCGGACCTGCGAGGACACGAAGACCTGCTGCACTCGTGTGGCCGGAACGGGCACAGCAGCACGGCCAAGGGTGCCTGCCTGAACCCGGCTCATCTCTTCCGAGGCACGCCCGACAACCGGATGGAATTGGCTGTCCTACGGCGGACCGCTCGGAAGCTCGGCATGGCGGTCGTGGCCGACCGCGCCATGCAGCAGATGCGAGGAGATGAAGCGTGATCGCCCGCATCAAGTTCGGCTACCCGGCTCAGGACGCGATGATTCAAGTCGCGTCCACGCCGGAGGGCCGCACGGCCCTCAACGAGATCTTCAACACGAACGTGGACGAGGCGAACGCTGGTCGGCTCTACGCGTGGCCGACCGACCCGCTGATTGACATGGAGACCGATGGCCCGAAGCTGACCGCCCTCGGGATCGAGTTCGTGGTCGTCAACTTCAAAGGGGCCATGCCGCTGCAGGCATTGCTTCCGACCGGGGAAAGATGTACAGTGCAGATATCCATTCCCCACATCGGCCTCCTCGCTATGACGGAGGTCAAGGTCTGCGAGGACTACTGCACCGATCTACTACAGAAAGAACTGGACGCGGGCTGGCGCATGATCGCTGTGTGCCCACCCAACGCAGCCCGGCGGCCGGACTACATCCTCGGACGCACCAAGGAGGAGAGATGAGCTTCACCGAGTTCCCTAAGATCGCCCGCTTCGACCGCACTGTGGTGATCACAGAGAAGATCGACGGCACCAACGCGCAGATCGAGATCTGCGATCCGAGCAAGGAAGCCGGTCTAGATCTCGTGCGTAATGCCGAGTTCGTGCTCGCTACGCATCCGGAGACAGGGTATGTCATGCTTGCCGGATCGCGTAGCCGATACATCACCCCGGACCGCGACAACTTCGGCTTCGCTCGCTGGGTGCAGGAACATTCCGAGATGCTCTTCCGACTCGGCCCCGGCCGACACTACGGTGAGTGGAGGGGCAACGGCATCCAGCGCGGCTACGGCCTGCCGCAGGGCGACAAGCGGTTCAGCCTCTTCAACGTGCATCGTTACAAGGATGGCGTGCCGGAGGGAGTGCCGTGCTCGGTGGTTCCAGTGCTTCTGCAGCACACCGGCCTTGGTGCCGTCCGCGAGCACCTTTCCACGGTGATCGAGCGGCTGAAGTCGCTCGGCTCGGTGGCAGCACCCGGCTTCATGAATCCGGAAGGAGTCGTGCTCTTCCACACCGCGAGCAGCACGCTCTACAAGTACACGCTCGACGGCGACGGCCACAAGGAGGCTCGATGATCATAGTGGAAGGGCCAGACGGCTCGGGCAAGACAGAACTCATCAAGCGGCTCGGCTTCGAACGGCGGTCGCTGAAGTCAGTAACTGGTGGCGTCGGAGGCACGACCGAACAGGGCTGGGCCAACGGCGATCCGCCGCTGATGGCCTACGTCAAGAAGATCATCACGGCCGACACCGAGGAGCAGGCCGGGCTGACCAAGATCGCCTACGACCGCTTCCACCTCTCGGAGATGGTCTATGGTCCCATCCTGCGCGGCAAGCAGACGCTGGACGAGGGCATGCTCCGCATGCTGAACGACTACCTGCGCGGACGCCACGTGCCGGTGATCCTCTGCCTACCGACCTTTGAGACGACGCTGGCCAACGTCACACGCGAAGGCCGCGAGCGGCCGGGCTACCAGACGCCGGAGTTTCTGCAGCAGGCGTACGACGAGTTCACGAAAACGGCTCCGTGGGCCACGGTCGTGTTCGACTACGAGAAGGACGCCCTCCCGGCCATTCGATGAACGAGCAGCCTTCCTTCCTCGACGGAGACGTGGCTACCGTGCGCTCGGTCGGCCCAGCGCTGACCGGCAAGCAGGAAATGCTGCAGCGCATGGAGGAAGCACGCGTCCGCCGGATGCACGAGTCGGTGGCCGACTGGCGCATACCCGAACTGCCGCAGCTCGACGCCTTCGACAAGGTCATCATCGATCTTGAAACCACGGGTCTGCGCTGGTGGGATGGCGACCGGATGATCGGAGCCGGGCTCTGGACGCCGGACGGCAAGACGCGGTACTTCCCGGTACGGCACCAAGGCAGCCAGAACATCCCCGTTGATACGTTCGTGCGCTGGCTCCAGCGCGAGGTGCGCGGCAAGCGGGTGGTCAACATCCGCACGAAGTTCGACCTGCACACGATGCGGGAAGACGGCGTGGACCTTGAGACGCAGGGCTGCACCTTCGGTGACGTGGCGCACTACGCGGCCCTGCTGGACGATCACCGGCGGCTCTTCAATCAGGAAGATCTCGCGCTGGAGTTCCTCGCGGCTCCGGGCATCATCCCAGTCGAGGACTGCAAGGTGAAGTCCTCGCACGGCTACGAGCTTGATCCTAAACGGTTCGCCAGCTACCCTCCGGGGCTCGTGGCTGCTCGTGCCGAGAGTGACGTGGCCATCGTAGCCATGCTCGAACAGGTCATGTGGCCGCAGCTGACCGAGCAAGACCTGCACCGGGTCCGCGAGATCGAGGACGCGATCATCCCGGTCGTAGTCGAGATGGAGCACAACGGTGCCTTCCTCGACGTCGAGACCCTGAACCGCTGGTGCAAGGAAGCCAAGCAGGATCTCGACAACGCCATGTGGCGTATCGCACGGGCCACGGGCGTCTCCATGATCTCGCCTACCAACCGGGCGGACCTGCTGCGGCTCTTCGGCGTGCTCGGGCTCCGGCCGCCCATCGACCCGGACACGGTCGAGAATGAGGAAGGGCCATCCGTGAGCTTCGCGGACTCCCTGCTCGCGGACGTCCAGCATGCTGCGGGCACCACGGAACTGCAGCGGACCGTGATCCACGACCTGCGAGAGGCCACCGCGCTCGCCAGCCTGCTGTCGAAGTTCCTGCTGAAGTACCAGCGCTCGACCGCCCGCGATGGCATCCTGCGCTACGAGCTGCACCAGCTGCCATATCAGGACGACGAGGAGGGTGGAGGTGGAGCCGTCAGCGGACGCTTCTCCAGCGCGGCCCCGAGCAAGGATGAAGGGGCCAACATCCAGCAGGTGATCGGCGTCAAGAAGCAGCAGGGCACCAAGGACAAGGTCACCGGCGAGTACACCGGGTTCACCCGGAAGTACATCATCAAGTCCCTGTTCAAGCCGCGTCAGCCCGGAGCCGTGTGGCTGAAGGCCGACGCCAGCCAGTTCCAGTTCCGGCTTTTCGCGCACTACGGCAACTCGCCTCACCTGATCGAGGCGTACAGACGCGACAACGACTGGCGTGAGATCCTTGCGCGAGCCGAAGAGAAGATGCGTCAGGGCCTGCCGCTCACCAAGGACGACAAGCTCACGGACTATCACGAGGCTGTGCAGGATCTCATCCTGCAGATGGCCAAGAAGGAACTGAACCGCACGCACACGAAGAACGTGAACTTCGCGCAGGTCTTCGGTGCTGGCATCCCCAAGATGGCCTCGCAGATCGGCGTACCAGCGGACCAGATCCCATCGCAGGCGGAGTGGGGTGAGGCAGTGCGCGATGGCCGGACGCACGAGGTCGGTGGGCCTTTGTTCCAAGAGGTGGTCGGCATCTCGGAGACCTACCACTCGATGTTCCCCGAGGTAAAGCCCTTGCTCGCGCTGACCAGCCATCTGGCCATGCCTGACCACAAACGTGGTGACCGGGGTTGTGGTCGAGCGTGCCGGAACTTCTACCGGCAGGGCTTCCAGCACCGGGGCCACGTACGCACGTACCTTGGCCGCCGTGCGCGGTTCGGCCCGCACGACCGTCACTACTCCGCGCTGAACCGGATCATTCAGGGCACGGAGGGCGACGTCAACAAGCGCGTGCTGATCGAGATCCACAAGGAGCGACGGTCGCTGGGGATGCTGCCGCTCTTCACCGTCCACGACGAGGTGGACACAGAGTTGCAGGAGGCAGGCCGCGCTCCGGAAGTCCGCGAGCTGCTCAACACTCAGTACTACGATTTCAAGGTGCCGATCCTGTGGGAGCTGGGCATCGGTCCGAACTGGGCGGAGGCGAAATGAAATACGGTCGCAGCCTTATGAAAGACGTCTACGATAGCGACGAACGAGCACTCATGTGGTGGTACGGGTGCGACGGAGAACTCCGCGTCATCAATCCACCGAAGAAGGAGCAGCCAATGGCCGAGCCCGGCTACCGCTACCATATCTCAGAGATGCGCGATTTGCAGCTGCCCTCGCTGCATCGCAAGCCACGTCTGATCCCTTCGCGTCACGACGACGTGTGGGATCGCTACGAGCTGGGCGAGATGACCATCGACGGCTACATCGAGTTCACGGTGGACGCGGTTGGCCACAACGCCTACGTACCCAAGCTCGGTGGACTCGCGGAAGTCGATCTTGACTCGGTTAAATGGCTGGGGTACATTGAGCGGGTTAACCACATCTACGGTACCTACGGCTGCGGATCGCAGCTCAGGATCACACTGCGGCCTACCGGCGGCCCTGTGTTCAGATCACAACAGCCGGTCACGAAGGAGTCACTCATGAAGGTCTTCGAAACGATCATCCTCTCCATCGACGCGCAGGGCACGGTCACCGGGATCGCGCAGGGCGTCAAGCTGATCACGGCTCTCGACGCGCAGGCGGCCAAAGACGCCACGCTCGTGGACTACGTGGTCGAGCACAAACTCTCAGGAAAGGATCTCGCGGGATTCAAGGTCCGCACCCGCGAGTTTCTCGCGTAAACGCATCGATACGACAGACCTGACTGGCGACGGCACCTACAGCTACAAGGTGGAGTTCCTGAGCGGCGATGAAAAGATCGTGCCGCTGAGCGAAGTGCACCTCCAGATCGATAGCCAGCTGTCGAACACGGTGGCCAAGGACATCGAGAAACGCCTGATGGCCGAGATCATGCGGTCACTCCGCACACCACGGTTCGGCGTCGTCAACGCAGTCTCGTAACACCACGAAGGAGAGCAGGATGGGCAACCACGACTACCGCGATGAAGAAGACCGGGTCATGACGGTTCGGGCCGAGATCGACGCTGCCCGGCGGAAAGGCAAGCGCAACTACCTGCGCGGGCTCCCCGCTTCCGGATTCACGGTGGACGACATCGCCCTCCTGCTCTCCGAGGGATCGGTTTACCAGCAGCGTCTCGGCTGCCACGTGCTCTCGGAGTACCACGAGCGCGAGTACGACCGGATGATGACCGCGCAGGTCGATCACAAGTGGCCCTACGATCTCAACCTGAGCGACTGGGAAGTGCGGACGCAGCACCGACGGCAACCCTGCAAGGGGCACTGCTCAGACAGCTGCAGCAACTGTAATCTCTTCATCTGCGCCATCTGCCACGGCAGCGAGGGTTCGCTGCTGCCGTACTGCCCGGACCGGCGGCTCACCGGGGCCGAGGACGCGAAGAACTACGAGCACTACTGTGCTGGCACGGGGCCGTTCGCCAAGGCGTCATTCGAGAACCTGACGCTGGCCAAGGATACGATCTACGACATGCGGCTGGCCTCACCCGGTTTCGAGGCCCTCTATCACGCGGTCTGGCACCTCTGGAACATCACCGAGGCCGGGCCGCTGCCGGTGCGTTCGTGATCACCGAAACCAAGCTCACCAAGAACCTGATGACCGAGTTAGGCCGCCAGCTGCGCGGGGCCAAGGTTATCAAGCACGGAGGCAACTTCGTGAGCGGCATCCCCGACGTATCCGTGTCGTGGATGGGCGATACCTTCTGGCTGGAGGACAAGTACCTCCGCCGGGGTGAGTCTTGGCCCAAGCTCTTCAAGGGACGCCAGCAGCAGCTGGTGACCGCGCACGAGTTGAGCACGACCACGTTCGGCAAGTGCTGGATCGTGGTCTACGAGGAGCACCCGCAGCGCACCAGCATCTGGACTCCCCGGCGGATGGCCCAAAAGGTCTACCCGAAGATGATCTTGGTGGAGCCGGTGCAGCTAGGCCAGACGGACGGCATCTTCGACACGAGCCGCTATGCCAATGCCAATCTGGCTCTGGCTATGAAGAGCCACGGCGTCATACGCACGGACGGATGGGACCACTCGTTTGTGGCCCAGCTCATTTTCGACTGGGTGAAACACTCATGATCGGCAAGGGTGCCTCGCGGCCTGCTTGCCGTTTCGGCCACGGCCTCTGCCCGGCGTTCGCCAAGCCCGGCACTCCCTACTGCACCGTGCATCAGCCGGAGGCCATCCTCCAGCGGGCAGAGGCCATCGTTCGTAACAACTTCGGACCAGCCATCGCTGCCGGGCTGCTCTCGAAAGAGGAAGCCACGAAGCTCCGCGACGACATCATCTGGCAGCTGAAGGAGACCGCTTAATGACTCGACGTGCGGCCCTCCGACGTGCTATGCTTCTGGCTACCGCGACCGCGCTGGCCTCCTCGACCAAGGTCTTGTTCGGGCAGAACGGTTCACTCCGTGTGCCCCTCGACCAGTGGCATGATGTCACCTTCGAGTTCAAGGGCCAGCGCGTCGTGGTACCAATGGCCGAGATCTTCGCGGCCGTCCAATCTGGAGCCAAATGATCGCAGAGCTTGAACCGCTGACGCGGCCGTTGCTGTTCTTCGACACGGAGACCACTGGTCCGGACCCGGTAGTGGACCGCATCGTGTCGATAGCCTTCATCCACACGAAGCCGGACGGCAGCGAGAAGCGCTGGCAGACTCTCATCAACCCCGGCATCCCGATCCCGCGTGAAGCCACGTACGGCAACGGCGGAGACTATCCCGGCCACGGCATCACGAACGCAATGGTGCAGGGCTGCCGCAAATGCTACGAGCGTGGACAGACCGAAGTCTCACGCGATCAGCACGACGCGCAGCAGTACGGCGAGGAAGAGCTTCACGACTTTGCTCCTTGGCCCAAGTTCTCCGACATCGCAGCCAACCTGTACAAAGGGTTCTCGGACGCAGATCTCGGCACCTATAACGGCAAGCGGTTTGACCTGCCGCTGATGGTCGAGGAGTTCAAGCGCTGCGGCATCGAGTGGGGCTTCGACAAGGTCTTCCTCGTGGACGTCTACCGCATCTGGCAGTACTGCGACCCACGGTCGCTGACCGACGCGTGCCGCTTCTTCCTCGGCCGGGAGCCCTCCGGAGCGCACTCCGCACTGAGCGACATCGAGGACACGATTGAGGTCTTCCGTGCCCAGCTCCGCAAGTACGACCAGCTGCCCCGGAGTCTCGAGAAACTCCACGCGCTGATGTACCCGAGAGACCCGAACACCATTGACCCGGACGGCAAGATCATCTGGAAGAACGGCGAGGCGGTCATGAACTTCGGCACCAAGTACAAAGGTGTGCCGCTCAAGAAGATGGCGCGTCGAGATCTCGACTGGATTGTCAACAAGGCCACCGGCCTCTCGCCATCCGTCAAGGCGATCTGTAAGGACGCCATGTTCGGCAAGTTCCCCGACCAACCGAAGCTCGCGGAGGTGCAGTGATGGGTCTCTACTGGCTGGCAGCCTCAGTGATCGAAGTGAGTATCCTTGGCGTGATCGGCATCCTGCTGTTCCCGAAACCGAAGAGCGAGTCGCCGTGCTCCATTTTCACGCGACTCAAGAACGGACGGATCTGATGCGCGAGATCAGCTGGGACCGCTGCGCCACCCCTCCGAAGGACCACCAGAAGGTGGGCGTCCGCGAGCTATTGAAGCGTGACGACCCGGAGAAGGGCCGCGTCATCCCCGGCGTGTTCCTGCTGGCTGACGAGGTAGGCTGCGGCAAGTCGAAGCAGGCCGTGGACGCTACGCAGTTCGCCTACGACTGGAACGCCATCGATACCGTAGTCGCGCTCGCCCCCGCGCAGGGACGGCCGGTGTGGGCCGACCCGGACCCGGAGATCGGGGAAGTCGCCAAGCACGGCTGGGAGGACATTCCCAACTACGTGGTCGAGTACTCGGTGCGCTACCCGAAGATCGCCGTGGCCCCACCGAACCACCTGACATGGCTCGTGAGCAACTACGAGTTCGTTCGCCGGGATGAGCGGCTGAAGCCCTTCATGAAGTACCTGATGAACCGTAAGGGCATCTGGCTGGTCCTCGATGAGGCGTGGTGCCTCTCAGACGCGCAGACCGACCAGTGGAAGGCCGTGTTCAAGATCCGCAGCATGAAGAACATCAAGCGCGTCACGCTGCTGAACGGGTCGCCGGTCACCGACAGCCCTCTCGATCTCTTCGCGCAGATGAAGATGCTCGACTGGCGCATCCTCGGGTACAAGTACATGTCGCACTTCCGTGCGCGGTACGCGCTACTCAAGCCCAACGTGAACTTCCCGCAGATTATCGGGTGGCAGAACCTTGAAGAGCTGCGGAACAACATCGCCCCGTACGTGTTGAACCGCAAGACCGAGGACTGCTGGGATCTGCCGCCGGTGCTCGACCCAGTCACCATCGAGGTCAAGCTCACCGACGAGACGTGGCGGGTCTACAAGCAGATGCGCGACGAGATGGTCGCGTGGATCGACGCAGGCCCCACGGACGGTCCGAACAAGGCCAGCGTGGCAAAGCAGGCCATCGTCAAAGCCATGCGGCTCGCGCAAATCACCTCCGGGTTCGTCGGTGGAGTGCAGCAGTTGGATCTGGAAGGCGACCTGCTCGACTTCGCTGACCAGAACGTGGTCGTGCCGGACGTCGATCCGATCCAGATCCTGTCTTCCGAAAAGATCGATGGAACGCTCAAGTGGCTCTCCGAGCACCCGCAGCCGGAACGCCTGCTGATCTGGAGCCGGTTCCGCGTGGAGATCGAGCGCATGGCGGCTCGGCTGGGGATGGAAACGAACCGCAGGATACACCTGCTCTACGGCGAGCAGTCGGCCGACGACCGCACGGCCGCCCTCCGGGCTCTCAACCCCGGCATCCCACAGACCGAGCGGGTCGCGGTCGTGGGCAACCCACTGGCCGGTGGAGCGGCAGTCAACTTGGCTGGTGCCTCGCTGGCGATCACGCTGAGTCAGGACACGAAGCTCCGGGTCTACCTGCAGGCACGGGGCCGGGTACGTCGGCCGGGGCAGACCAAGCCGGTGGCGTACGTCGATGTGGTGGCAGTCGGGCCGAAGGGCCAGCGCACCATCGACCACCACATCGCCGCAGCACTGCGCGGCAAGAACGACATCGCCATGTGGACGACCGCCACGTGGCGTCGGATTCTCACGGAGGAATGATGAAGACATCTGTCAAGAGTACGGTAAGCGTCCACGTCGAACTCACGAAGGAAGATCTCGTGGAAGCGATCACGGAGTTCTGCAAGCAGCGGACACCCCGGCTGATGACCCGCAAGCCCACCGGACTGCTGCGGATGGATAACATCCGCATCACGGCTCAGACAGTTAACGGTGACTCGCTCGACATCACGGACATCAGCGACATCGATCACGTGGACTTCGTGTGCGAGGTGAAGCGATGACGATCTGCATGCGCTGCTCGGAACCGCTTCACCGCTGCCCGTGCCAGAGGACAGTGCCCAATCTCGGTCGCATCACGCTGGACAGAACCGTGGACGATGACCGCAGTACGCCGATGGCACCGGCCATGCAGCAGATCCGCGTGCCCAACCATGAAGGACGCCCAAGCTGGAAAGCGTAGCAGCCGTACTCGATCAAGTTCCCAAGGCGCGGGGAGCGACGGTACATGGCGCGTGGTTCAACTCCACGGTCCTTCACCAATTTCACGGGCCGGTAGCTCAGTCGGATAGAGCGACGGACTTCTAAGCCGAGGGTCGCAGGTTCGATTCCTGCCCGGCCTACCACATTTCGAGGAGCAACGATGGCATCCAAGTACGCGCACCTCCGGGGCAACGTCCCGGTGCAACAGACCGAGCGGGACGAGGCCGTGACGAAGTTCATGGAGGAGTTCCGCAAGGAAGACACGACCACCGGGGCTGCGGCCAAAAGGTTTAACGACCTGACCGCCGAGAAGGCCAAGCTCACCGAGCAGCTGAACACACTGAACCAGAAGCTCGACGCGGCCGACTACCTGATGCAGGACCGTCTCGACGCCGACGGCTCGGACGCTGTGTCAGCGGATGGCTACACGTGGTCGATCAGCTGCGAGCCCTTCCCGGTCTGCGAAGACCCGGAAGCCATCGTGAAGTATCTCAAACGCAAGAAGATGGCGGACATGCTGGTCCTGAAGACCAGCGAGTTGGCCAGCCGCCTGCGGAACCTTGTGAAGGATGAAGCCCTCAACAACGAGCTGAAGGTCAAGGTCACGACCGACGCGGAGGGCAAGGAAGTCCGCGAAGTGCGGAGCAACGTGCCGGGCGTGAAAGTCTTCCTCAAGCAGACTCTCTCCCGCACCAAATCGTCAACCGGAAGGAGCAAAGCATGAAGAAAGCACAGCCCGAGAAGGCCCCGGCGGAGCCGGGTACGGCAGTCGCCACGGCACAGCAGCCGGGTGCGCTGGCCACGCGTTCGACCGCGCAGGAAACGTTCGCCACGCTCGAAGGGTTCGGAGCGGACGACCACCGTGGCAAGGAGGGCATCGAGCAGTCGGACCTGCGCCTGCCGTTCCTGAGCCTCGCGCAGAAAACGTCGAAGGCCGTCGATGAGACGGACGACGCGTACATCGAGGGGCTCAAGTTCGGCCAGATGTACAACAGCGAGACGAAGGAGATCTACGGCAGCGCACCGCTGGCGTTCCTCCCCCTCAAGATGCGGAAGCGGGCGTACCTGCCCGACGAGAACGGCCGCATGGGCGAGGCCGTCGAGTGGAATGACCCGCGCTGCAACTGGCCGACGAAGGAGCAGATCGAGGCACGCACGAAGTCGGGGTGGAACCCCAAGACGGTGGACAAGCCCGAGGCGGTCCGCGTCTACGACTACGTCGTGCTGCTCCTGCTCGCGGACGGCCCGCAGATCGCGGTCATTTCGTTCAAGAGCAAGTCGTTCGCGGCCGGGCAGTCGCTGGCCACGTTCATCAGCATGGTCAAGGGACCGAGCTTCACCGCGAAGTTCACGATCAACCCCGCGCTCGATGAGAACGACAGCGGCAAGTTCGCCAAGTTCGCGGTCCAGCCCGCAGGCAAGCCGACGCTGGAGCAGGCGAACTTCGCTGCCGCGATGTACGACTCGATCAAGGACGCCAAGCTGGCGGACGACATCGATCCGGACGCTCCGGGTGCGGAGGCCGAGCCGGTGGCTCCGGCGGCCAGCACCACGAAGGTGGACGCTCCCTTCTAGCACCAAGCTCCGGCCATCGGCCGCGAGAGCCGCCTAGAGCGGCATGGAGTGCCGTCCGCGAAGTAGTAGATAGGGCTGCAGGGTTACCTGCATTGGGCCTATGAAAGTCGCGGGCGGCATTCGTTTCCACAAGGAGTCTTCATGGTCACAGCGCAATTGTTCAACGGCGATAGCATCGCCTTGATGACGGATGGTCTCAGGCCATACAGCGAAGTTCCGGCCAGCATGAAACGAGTGGGCCTACTTCGCGCTGATGCCTGCGTCACTGACCCTCCGTACGGTTTCGACTTCGCGGGCGAGAAGGAGTGGGACTCCTTCTCCGACAACCGCTCGCACACCACGGCCGCTGACGACGCGGAGAAATTCGCCAAGTTCACGGAGCAGTGGGCCTATGCGATGCGGCAGAACGTGCTGAAGGCTGGCAGTCACCTGCTGGCGTTCACTGCCGGACGCACCATCGGCCCGGTGGATCGCGGGCTCATGCGTGCCGGGTACGACATCCCGCGCATGGTGTTCTGGCTCTACGCGTCCGGTCAGGTCAAGAACCCGAACGACCTGCGGCCGGGCTGCGAGCCGGTATTCGTCGGCCGGGTACCGAGCAACGAGAACCTGACCAAGCTCTTCAAGGAGAAGGGTCTCGGTCAGATGCACGCACAGACATGGAAGGCCGAGGACGGCAAGCACCCGACCGACGTCATCATCGATGACTCACTGGTGCAAGCGTTCGAGGAAGTGAGCACGCTCGTCGCGGAGCACCCCGGTACGTTCTTCGTGCCGAAGCCCTCCCCGAAGGATCGTGACTACGGCTGCGCGGACCTGCCACAGGTCGAGAAGGACAACCGGCTGAGCCACATGACGTCGAACGCCAAGGGCAAGGTCGTGAAGCCGGTCCTCGCGCAGAACTTCCACCCCACCGTCAAGCCCATCGAACTCATGCGTCGGCTGATCCGGCTCGTGAGCTTGCCGGGCCACACGATCATCGACCCGTTCCTCGGCAGCGGCACCACTGGCGTGGCTGCGATCCTCGAAGGCCGAAACTTCATCGGCATCGAGCGCGAGCCGGACTACTTCAACATCGCCAAGACCCGCATCGAGTCCGCACTCGCGGAGGTGAACGCATGAGCCACAAGCTGAAGGTACACGTGCAACAGGACGGCACGGGTACGGTGACACTCGACGGCAATCCCATCGAGACCGTGGCCGTGGGTTTCAACGCCGAAGTCGGAGAACGCACGGAGGCCACGCTGGTCATTCCGTGCGACGTCGAGATCGACGCTGACATCGATCCGGCGGAGCTTCGCATCGTCAGCAAAAGGGAGAGCGCATGAAGATCTCGGAACTCTGGAAGGAAGCCTACGTCGCGGCCATCAAGGCTGGCGTGCCGCAGAGCGCGTTCAGCAGCATCGCGGACGACGCGGTCACGCAGTACAAGACGCGTCAGGCCGCGCTGATCGATGACGACAAGGCGGAGGCGGCTGCCCAGCAGGCGGCCCGCACCCCGGCCAAGGACGACAAGAAGTAACGCCCGCTTGACGCCGGTGCCGGGCATGGAGTACGCTCGGCACCGGGGTGAAGCCCCGTATGAAGGAGGGAGTCCGATGAAGGGTATGGCACGCTTCTTGCTGTTGGCCGCCTTGTACGCCAGCCCGGCGTACGCCCAGCAGCCGCACTTGACGCCTGCGCAGGCCGCAGCTATCCTTGTGGCCGACCACAGCGACATCAACATCGCCAACCGGCCACAGGCCCTGCCTGACGGCCCCATCGTGATCTTTTCTGGAGGCAGCCGCTATGCAGATTCTGAAGCCCCTCGTGCTCTACCGTCCGGACACCCGTGGCGTCACGATGTCGCCCTTTGGCCTTGGCAACCTGAAGATCGGGCCGGGCGTCTACACCTACAGCCGTTTGCCCGGCAGGCCCACGAAGGCCGCGCTGGGGCTGCCTTCGTTCGCGGGGCCGCAGCCGACCGTGGACACGCTGGAGCCCACGAAGGCCGAGGACATTCCTCCGCCCAGCGTTGAGGCTCGCGGCTGGAACGGCACGTGCCCCGGCTCGACGCCGGAGTGCGAGGCGATCTGCTACGCCGAGCGGCCGGTCGCGGAGCAGGGCACGGTCGCCGCGATGTGGCTGGGCAACTCCGTCACGGACAACGTCGAGCCGATCCCCGAGGACGCCAAGATCCTGCGGCTGCACATCTCGGGCGACTTCAACACGGTGCGCTACGTCGAGAACTGGATCGAGCGGCTGCGCGAGCGGCCCGACGTCAAGTGCTGGGCGTACACCCGCAGCTGGCGCGTGCCGGAACTCCTGCCCTCGCTGGAGGTGCTGCGTGCGCTACCGAACGTGCAGCTCTTCGCATCGATGGACGCGTCCTGTCCGGACATGCCGCCCACCGGCTGGCGTCGGTCGTGGATTCACCGCAGCTCGGAGTCGGCTGCCAAGAGCGGCCTCCCGATGGAGGAGCGGCTGCACCCGATGGTCAAGGGCAGCGACGGCGTGGACTTCGTGCTCTCCGACCGCAACATGGTCGTGTTCGAGTCCGACGATCCACTCAACACCGAGTTCACCCCGGCCTTCATCTGCCCGGAGGAGACCGGCGACAAACCGAACTGCGTCGAGTGCCGCTACTGCATCGACGGCAAGCGCAACGACGTCGTGTTTCTCGAACACTAACCCACACGAAGGAGTACAGCATGGCCAACGTACACGAAGTGCAACTCGACTCGAGACTCCAGAGCATGGTGCTCCTGCTCAAACGCATGCAGGATATCGCCAACGGCAAGTGCAAGCCATGATCGAACAGATGCAGCACTACCTGCAGCCACCGGAACCGACCGACCGACCAAACATCGCCATCGTGCTCACACCGCTCGGTCAGTTCCGTGGGCCGGGTCGATCCTTCAAGGTCGTCGTGCCGAAGGACGCGGGCGATGACCAGATCCTCCGGGCTCTGCAGCGCACGGCGAAGCGGCACTCGAAGTGGTACCGGCGGCTGTGGCGAGGGTTCAAGTACGACGAGATCCTGTTCGGCAGCCGGAACATCTACCCGACAGACGAGCCGGTGACGTGGTGGGCGTAGACGTTACTCCGCTCAAGCCTCATCGGATACGACAGATCGGCCGGACACTCTCTGGCGAGGATCTCCGGCTCACGCGCATGCACGACTTCGAACTGGTCATGGAAACGGCAGGAGACATGTTCGAAGCACTCAAGAAGCTAGGTCCGATTACCGGGCCGGTCACGATCACGATGCACACGAAGGACGGTGACTAATGTCAGTGCTCGACACCCTGAAACACAAGTACCGCGAGGCCAAGGCTCAGCTGGAGGGCAAGGCGATCTCCAAGGCCCGGCTCATCAAGACTCTCACGGCCATCGACTTCAGCCAGCTGCTGAGTCGCCGGGCTCCGCGTCGGGTCGGTGACAGACGGCTGACGTTCAAGGAGCGCATGCAGTGGCTCTACGACCACCGGCCGCGTCCGACCAGCGTCGGCCTGCGCCTGATGGATGGCCGCCCGGTCGTGTTCTTCTCTGACGGTTCCCTCCGTCATGCCTATGGTCGTGCCGTGGCCAAGGCCGCCCGGAAGAAGCTCAAACGCGAACGGCGTCGTCGTATGGCCCGTTCACTCGCCACCGTTTAACAAGGAGTACCAGACATGAACCGATCCACTTTCGGACGCGATCTCATCATCCTGATTCTGCTGATCTGCCTCGGCGTGGGAGTCTACGACCACTTTCGCAAACGGTCTGCGGCCCCGGTCGTGCCTACCACGTTCGTGCTACCCAACACCAAGGCGGTTGAGGTGGACTCGATCAAGCCCGCGCAGCTGACCAGCAACCCGGCAGACCAAGCGCAGATCGCGGCCCTGCTCAAGGAGGTAGCGCAGCTGAAAGCGAAGCCGGTGATCGCCACTGTCACGACTGCTGAGTCCCACTCCACAGGCAAACTCGACGTCGTCACCTCACCTCACCCGAGCACGGACCCGACGGTCATTGAAGTACCGACCACGGTCGAAGTGCCTACGTTCCGTGACTTCACGGCGAAGGACTACCGGCTGACGATCACCGGCACAGCCGAGGGCAAGATCGACTACGAACTGCGGCAGAAGTTCCTTGCACTGAGTGTCACCGGCCGCAGCAAGGACGGCAAGCGACTCACCGACGTCCAGCTGTTCGAGGTGACTCCGACCGGCAACGTGCGCCTGCCAGCACAGACCGCCGAAGCGTACGTCGATGAGACCACCCCGCACTGGCTCACCGGGTTCAACCTGCAGGGAGGCATCCGGCCGGGACCGAAGAGTGCCGTGATCGGGCTCCAATGGCTCAAGCACGGTCGGTCGAACAACCCCGGCGACCTGAAGTACGCGCTGCTCACACCTGTCGTGACGTTCGGGAGTGGCGGAGCGGACGTCGGCCTGCTGCCGATCTCGTTCAACGTGGCGAACTTCATCCCGCACCAGCCCACCACGAACGTGTGGGCTTCGCCCTACGTCGGGTACGCCGAGCGCAAGCTCGGCTTCGTAGTTTCGGTCACCTTCTAAGGAGCGGACATGAGCAGCATCGACAACACGCTCGCCAAGGTACTCGCCGTGATCTTTCTCCTGATCCTGCTGTTCCTCAACAGCGCGGCTACGATGTGGTTTGTCTTCGGACTCTACCCGAAGTCGTGGCTGGTCTACATGGGCTTCACCCTGATCTCTGTACTCATCACGGTGATCATGCAGGCGATCAAGTGAAGGCCGAACTCAAGCAGTGGGCCGCGATCCTGATGCTGCTGACCGGCATCCTCGGGTTCGTGGGCCTGCTGATCCTGATCGGCGGCCCCAAGCAGTGCGACAGCTGCAACCTGCCCTTCTGCGAGTGCGGAGGAGTCCGGTACCGCTCGGTCGCCTGTGCCCCTCCGCCGGGGCTCCCGGCCAAGTGCTACGTTCACCACAGCGATCCACACGATTCGAGGGTCTGGTGACTGACCAACAGAAGGTCTACGCTGCCATTCTCGGCGGCTTCATCTGCGGAGCCAGCTGCTTTTACGGGCTGATCTGGTTCTTCGAAACTGCAGCCCGGCAAAGGTGGTTCTGATGTGCATGTGTAACAAATTCGTGAGAACGCCGTACTGCGGCAAGCCCGGCTGCACGCTCGAAGACGCCCAGCTGAAAGCCGCAGCAGCCAACGTGCCGGAGATCGGCAAGAAGCCCGTAGTCCACTCGTGGTTCGGAGCGTTCGAACTGGAGTGCCCCTGCGGAGCGTACAGCATGCAGAACCTGCGCGTCGGGCAGGTGATCCTCTGCCGCAAGTGCCCTCGGGCATTCCGGGTGGACGGCTTCGGAGTCGGTGAAGATCAGCAGAGCCTGCAGGTCGCTCTGACCATCGGCATCCGCGAGCCGGGCGACGAACAGAAGGTTCAGCCCTAGTGTTCAGCCCCGCGAAGGTCATCGGGCTCGCACGGACGGACGCACTGGCCGCCCGCGTAGCAGCCAAGGTTCGCGTGGACCCGGTGACCGGCTGCCACTGCTGGACCGGGGCGGTCAGCACGACGCGTCGAGGGCACCGGCCGATCATGTGCATCCGGGCCATCAAACGCGTCGTGCGCGTGGCTCGGCTGGTGTTGGAATGGAAGTCTGGCCCTCCGCCATCCGAGCTGCATGAGGCCGGGCACACCTGCCCCAAGGGTGAGAACGAACTCTGCGTCAACCCGGAGCATCTGGAGTGGATGACGCGGGAAGAGAACGAAGCGCACAAGCGCACGTACGAGGAGGTAGCGTGAACCGCAGACAATTTATCGCTGCCGCCGTAGCGATCCCGGCGGTCGCCAAGGCCCTGATCGACGCACCGGCGGTAGACGTCACGCAAATACCGAACACCACCTTCGTTGCTTCCGGCCAGCAATTTGAGGTGATCTTTCCGGACGGATCGGTGTGGGGTTTCAGCGGGTACATCACGTCGAGAAGCCGCGAGCACATGAGCGTGCATCCCATCAGCCCGATGGTCTTCTCTTCACGGCTGCCGGAACCTGAACCGGAGCCTGCTCGGCCGCCCACGTACTCCACGATGATCTCCGTGAACGGCGCACCGCTTGCGGAACTCCGAGACATCATCCCGCCTTCACTGGACCGATGCGATGGCGACGAACTAGTCGGTCTTCGCAAGGTGTCTGACCTGACCTTCTGTGGGAGGTTCGAATGAGGGAGCAGCCGGTCAAGCACATCGTAGACGCCACCGCTACTCAGCAGCGCTATATCATCCACCTGACGTGCGGCCACAATCTCTCGCTCTTCGAAAAAGATCTCCGGGCCACACCGCACCTGTCTGATCAGCTGGCCACTGCCACGCACTGGCAGTGCCCGTACTGCCCGGACCCGGTGCCTGACAAGGCCGAGCAGGAACCGACCGCGCAGCAGCTGTGGCGAGAGGCAGGAGAGCCATGACCATCCAGCAATGGATAGCAGAAGTGGTGAAATTTATACGCACCCAGTCGTCCGGGTCAAAAACGAGTCATCGACGTTTCAATCTTCCCCGATCCGCTCCTGAATACTTAATTCGAATCGGATTGGAAAACGGATGGCTACATGAAAACACCGCAGGCGGCCCAAGATCACACGGTTCAAGACCACGACTACTTCGTGTAGGGAAATACAACTCCCTGATTAAACAAATGTTAGAGTCGCAGTCGGTGCAGCCAACACCAAAAGAAAAGCGACTTATGGTGACCGCTGACGTATCTAATCCGGAGCAGTTCTTCCGGTCCAAGGCTGCCAGACCTAAGAAGCGCGAACCAGTCAAGAACCCACGCGGGCCTATGACTCCGCGTGTAGACCGGATGGTCGAGGCTGAACAGATAGCGGACAAGCATCTTCGAGCGACATATCCGGGCTACCGAGTCTACAAGCTGGAGGGATCGCTCGACTTCCTACTCTCGCACCCGATCACGAAGGACCGTATTTGGTATGAGGTGAAGCTGAAGTCGGACGGACTGTCCGAAACACAGGTCGGCATGATGGCTGAACTCCGGCTCACGAATGAAAACGTTCGAGGCCTGCAAATATCATGAGAATCATCGACGGCAACAACAATCGCATCGAGATCACGACGCACGGCGACCTGCACCGTCGATTCCTTGAGCGGGACGGCACCGAGACAGTCGAGCCGTTCGCAATGGACCCCGGCGTCGAGTGGGCGATACGCCAGCCCCGCGAGGCCGAACAGTACTGTCGCAGGCTCCGCTACGACGATGTGCCGGTCAGCACATGGTGGACGCGGCTCAAGGCCGCGCTGAAGGAGGCATGGTGAACAAGCAGCGCATTCTCACTCCACCGCTCGGTCAGATCCTTGACAGCCTGATGAAGGCGCAGAGGCGTGGCGAGCGCATTGTGTCCGTGTGCCCGCACTACTTCTCGGACAAAGATCTCAGCGGATACATCGTGATCACGGAAGAGACCGAAGAGTCGCAGCGCAAGGCTCTCGAAGACGACAACAGCGGGTGGTGACATGAGCCTCGACAAAGCAATCCAGCACGGCAAGGAGCACCGCCAGCCGTACTACCGCAGCGGCCGTTTCGACCGCTCATGCAGGCCCGGCGGCTCCTGCCCCTACTGCCGCAACAACCGCAAGCACCCGGCCGAACGTGGGCGTCGGCCGGTCAACCGACGAAGGAAGGAGACCGAGGATGCATGAAGAATGGCACATCACCGTCGAGGGAGACCCGTTTCAGTGGCGCGGGTTCTGTACGCAGCTAGGCATCAAGCCGCTCTGGATCGAGCTGAACACGTTCGAGCGGCAGCTGATGTGCGCGATCACCCCGCACATGCTCGATGAGCAGGAATGCACTATCGAGGGCCTGCAGCGTGAGATCGAGCGCAGCTTCAAGGTCGTGCGCTTCAAGCACGAGGTGCAGCCTTCCGATCCAGCGCAGCTGGGTCGCTTCGGCCCGAACGACATCGTCTACTACGAGTGCCACGTCAAGATCGACGGCCCGTTCCGCCCGGAGCTGGCCATGTCCTCACGCGACCTGTTCCGCGCAGATCGCTGGTACGTCACCCGACGCAGCCACGAGGCGTTCGAGCCTACGCACTTCGTGCGCTCGGTGCAGGACTACATGCATCGCCACCGCAAGCCAGCCCTGCTCGCAGGGTGGGAGTACGAGGCGGCCGTGCGCGACTCCAACCCCAACATCGACCGGCTGTGGGTCGAGCACGCGGAGGTCTGCATCGAGGTCTAGGGGCCTTGCGCCAAGGCCCAGTTCGTGCTACAGTGTTCAGCTTCGCATCGTGAGGTCAGGGAGGAGCTTTCCAATGGAAACAGTGACAGGCGTCATCACCACCATCAAAAAGGATCGAGGCTTCGGCTTCATCCGTACCGACGACCACGTGGACCGCTTCTTCCACGCCAACGGCTGCATCACACCGTTTGAAGCCCTGCAGGAGGGACAGCGAGTGGCTTTCGAGCCGTTCACGCTCCCCGGTGCCAGAGGAGAGGGACTGCGCGCTCGACGCGTGTACGTCGAAGGTGACGCAGCGGGGTCCAATTGATCCCGTTCACGACGGTCTCCGGTCGCCGCATAGATCTGCGCCGTCCAGATCCGAACGACATCGTCATCTTCGACATCGCCACCGGCCTCTCGAACCTGTCCCGCTTCACCGGACAGGTCTGGCCGCTCTACTCGGTGGCCCAGCACTCGATACTAGTCACCAGCCTCGTGCCGCAATCGCTCAAGCGACGTGCGCTCCTGCATGATGCCAGCGAGGCGTACCTCAACGACCTGAGCCGCCACCTCAAACACTCCGACGAGCTGAAGGGCTACCGCGACATCGAAGCCGTAGTGCAGCAGGCCATCGACCTGAAGTATTTCGGCGGCTCGCTCAAGCCCGGCGACTCACAACACACGTTCCTGAAGCTCGCGGACGATCTGGCTGCGGCTTTCGAACATACCGTGCTGCGCGAGCACAAACGCTGGCAGGCCACTGAAGCCATCCCGTACCTCATGGGTCGTGGGTTCATCAAGGGCAACGCGCAGCGGCAGCAGCACCTGATCGATCTCGCGCACCTTAAGCTGCCAGATCACGTGTCCTACGAGGCACTGCCGCCCGTGCTGGCACGGGAGCAGTTCCTGAATACGTGGGTCAGAGCGCTGATCCGATGACGACCTGCGAGAAGTGCGGCAACTCGTACTCAGATGGCTTCGATGACGTGCATCGCTGCCCGGAGCCGAAGCCAAAGCCGGAACAGAAGTCGCGCCAGCTGCCTTCAGATCTCGACCGCGAGTTTCGACGGATCGCGGCCGAGGTGACCGAGCACACGGTCCTGACGCACACGCAGCAGCTCATGAAGCTGGGGTTTAGCGCCTTGGCCTCGCTGGATATGCTGACCAAGATCATTATCGCCAAGAAGGAGTACGCCGATGAACGAACACCTCAGAGTGATCAACCCGGAGTTTTGCGCCAATCAGTACGCCGACGCGCACTTCGCCACGCTCCCTCCGCATCTCCAGAACAAGGTCGGTCGCACGCAGTCGGTGCTGATCACGCCTGCGGCTCTGACCAAGCGGCTGGCCGACGCGTGGCAGGCAGGCTTCGCACGAGCAGCCGAGGCCGGTAAGCTCGACGTCGAGACCATCGCGCTGGCCGCTCGACGTCTCTACTTCGCTGGCCGCTGGACGGCCGACGGCGTCGAGGACGCGGAAGCGGCACAGCTGTGGGAAAGGCTGCGCGATGCGCTCGGCCTGCCGCCCGGCTCCGCCACGGCCGCCGGGCTCGGAGCGTTCACTGGCGTGGACGACGCGGGCGAGAGCCACGACACGGTGCGGTCATGAAGAACCCCAAGCCGCTCCAACTGGCGGTACTCCAGATCCTCGACGCAGCCGTTGGCCAGATTGAACACGAGCAGCCGCTCTACGGCGACTGGTCGGTGCAGGGCTTCGGCGTGCTCCGGCTCTACATCCGAAAGATCGGCCGCCTGCACATCTGGAACTCAGCGCTGCGCTACCCCAGCGTCTCGCTCATCCACAACCACTCATGGGATCTACGCTCCACCGTGGTCTGCGGCCGTTTGGTCAACCAGCGCTACGAGGAGTGGGAGTTCGCTCCGGCGACCGTGACGATGGACCCGGATCTGCGGTACAACCGCCGACGCATCATGACCGGCTACGACTGCAAGTTCGTGGCACCCGAAGATGTAGTCACGCTCGTGCGCTTGAACCGAGAGCAGTACTTCGCGGGCGACGTCTACCATCAGCGAGCGCAGGAGGTGCATGCCAGCCTGCCGGACGACGGCTGCATCACGCTCATGGAACGCCGGGAAGAGTCCAACGGCGAGGCCAACGTCTACTGGCCCATCAACGGTGCGTGGGGTGATGCGAAGCCGCGTCTGGCTACGCGCACGGAAGTCATGCGTACGATTCAGGCTGCCTACCTGCAGCTCGAAAAGGAGATCGGATAATGGGTTCACAAGTACACAACGTCGAAGTCGAAGCGACCGTCAAGGTCAAGGTGAAGTTCAGCCACGTGGTCGAGGGCACCACCATCGAGCAGCTGAAGGCAGACGCCCGCAGCAACGCCGAGAAAATCATCGGAGCCTCCCTGCAGTACTGCAAGGGCTATCGCGGCCAGCAGATCGAGCCATCGATCAAGGCCATTCTCGACACCTCGGCCTCGACCGTGAACGTCGGCCAGATCAAGGTGGACCTGTGAACCGCAGACGACGTTTCCTCGCCAAGCGCAAGCGGTATGTGCGCAACCGACTCGCGGACCTGATGTCGGCCGCGCACCTCCACGCTTCCGAGCGTGAGATCTTTCTGAACCTGTTCCGGTGGCCTTCGGAGATGCACACCACCGATCAGGCTCTACTAGTCGCCAGAGTCGTCAACACGTGGGCTGCGCAACGGTACTTGGTGCATCACACCTTCGACGTCAAGAACGCGAGATACGCATGAGCGGAGCCTCGCGCATCGTTCCGGCTGCTTGGTTTGTGGATCAACAGATCGGTGTCTTCCCCATCAGGGAAGGCGGCAAGGAGCCCGCAGTCAAGTGGGTCGAGTACACGTGTTCGCGTGACACGGCAGCTGGCTTCGGCAACTACGGCGTGAAGCTCGGCCGGGGCATCGGCGTCGTGGACACCGACTCCGACGAGTCGGAGGAGTTCATCGCCCGGCAGATCGACCTGCACCACATCCCGGCCACGCCGTTCATGGTCAAGACCGCTCGCGGCCTGCACCGGTACTTCCGCCTGTCGCGGCCTACGCCGAAGTTCATCCGACGCGAGGGCATGGCCATCGAGTTCCGCAACGAGGGCCAATACGTGGTGGGTCCGGGCTCCTTGCACCCCAGCGGTTGTGTGTACATGGCCGCTGCGTGGTCGTGGAACGTGATGGACATCCCGATGTTCCCTGCCGAGTTCCTGTTCGATGACGGCTCGTGCGGAGGAAGGTCGGAAAACGCTCCCCAAGGTGAGCTATACTCGTTTCCTCCAGAAGTCACCTCCGGCGAGCGGCACCACGAGCTGTTCAAGCTCCTGCGATCCCTCAAGGCCCTCCAGAACGACATCGAGTCGGCTTGGTGGTGCGTGCAGCTCGCCAACGAGAACTTCTGCAAGCCTCCGCTCCCCACGAGCGGACTGCGTCGGTGGTTCGAACGCGGCTGGAACAACCCGGACCGGCCGCTCGACACGTACAAGGACGTCAAGCTCGCGTCACTGGGGTTGAACCTGTGAGTACACACGCCAACATCAAGAAGGCCGCGATCCTTGCGCTGCAGCGCGTGGTCGGACAGGCGTATCAGGAAGGTGCATCTCGAGAGTCCATCATCGCGCACCTGACCACCGAGGGCGTCACCGATCCCGAGCCCATCCTCGCTCGCGTCGAGGGCATGAAGATGATCCCGCTGCTCGGTGGCGTTGAGCTGAAGAAGTACGGCGGCCGGAACAAGTTCCGCGCACTCTTTGGCCTGCCCGAGGCCGAAGCACCTTTGGCCCAACCGGAGCCCGAGGACTTCCCCTACACCGAGTCGGGAGACGCGGAACACTTCGCGCAGATGTACGCCGAGCGCGTTCGCTACAACCACCGCAAGTCGCGCTGGCTGATCGCGGACGACGAGACAGGGCTGTGGCTACCGGACCCGGTGGACGAGATGTACGAGCTGGCCAAGGCGTCGATGCGCGAGCGGCAGAAGCGTGCGCTCATGATCGATGACCAGTCGCGTCGAAAGGTGGCGATGGACTGGGCACTGCGCGGGGAGAACCGCTCGCGGCTCTCCAACCTGCTGGCCCTCGCTGCTTCCGTCCCTCCGCTCGCTGACAACGGTGACAACTGGGACAGCGATCCGTTCCTGCTCGGGTGCATGAATGGAGTCATCGACCTGCGCTACGGCGTGGTACGCAAGGCCTCGCCGGACGAACGGATCACCATGCGCGTCGGCGTCCCGTTCGACCGCACCAAGCGCTCGGAGTTGTGGGAGGACACGCTCGACGCCATCTTCGCTCCAGTGATCGACTCATCCGATAGCGCTACAGACCTGATCGAAGCAGCGCAGGCCCGGCACCTCGAAGCGCAGGCCAACATGGTCTCCTTCGTGCAGCGAGCGTTCGGGTACACAGCCACGGGCGACTGCTCGGAGGAATGCTGCTTCTTCATATACGGTGGAGGAGCCAACGGCAAAGGCACGCTCACGCAGACCCTGAGTCACCTCCTGAACGACTACCACGACGAGATGCCCGCCACCACGCTCGAACGTTCGAAGTTCGGTGCTGGCATCCCCACGGACTTGGCAGACTTGGACGGTAAGCGTTTCGTCACAAACGCCGAGCTGCAGGAAATGACCGTCAACGAAGCTAGGCTCAAGGCGATCACGGGCCGTGATGAGATCACGGCCCGGTTCCTCCACGAGGACTTCTTCTCGTTTATCCCGGTCTGCAAGATCTGGATCGCCACCAACAACAAGCCGAAGATCGTTGGTCAGGACGACGGCATCTGGCGTCGTATCCACCTGATCCCGTTCCTGAACAAGTTCGAAGGACCGACCGACAACAAGAAGCTCAAGGACATCCTCCGTGAGCCCGAGCACCAACAGGGCATCCTGACGTGGCTCGTGGAAGGCTCGATGGACTGGTACTGGAACGGGCTCCGCCCACCACAGGCCGTGATCGACGCCACGAAGGAGTACCGTGAGGAGTCCGACGTGCTCACGCCGTTTCTGGAAGGGCGATGCACCTTTGGGTCAACAGTCAAGTGCGTGGGTAAAGACCTGTGGGCCGAGTACCAGCATTGGTGCGAACAGTCAAGTGTTGACATGCTCTGGAGGCTTGGTCAAAAGGCGTTCTTCCATCGCATCGCCAGCAAGTTTCAAAACCGTAAGAACCGGCTTGGCCAGTCCGAGTACTTCGGCATCGGGCTTATGGGCCGAGGCGAGCCGTCGAGGGCTCAGGAGCCCGGGTTTTAGGTCCAATACCTAGCCCTCCGGAGGGTGCTGAGGTGCGCTGAGCCTCAAAAGGTACTTTTCCGTTAAAGCGTTTTCACGTATGTCGAACGATTCGAGCCTCAGCGTGGCTCAGCAGGCAGCGTTTTATGAGGAACCCTATGGACGCCAAATTCGAGACCGAGATAGCCGACGCCCTTGAGCGAGGGTCGAACGACCGGATCAGCCCCGAAGCGCTCAAGGAGCTTCAAACCAGAACACGAGCCGAGGGCAAGTGCGGCTCACTCCAGACCCGTTCGGGCCTTCCGTGCAGACGAGACACTCGCGCAGGCTTCACGGTCTGCAACAAGCACGGGTCTCGCGCACCTCAGACAATCGCCAAGGCCGAGCGACTGCTGGCTGTGGCCCGGATACCAGCCATCGAGAACGTGCTGGACTTCTTGGACCAGTACCAAGAGCGCACCTGCCCGACATGCGGGTACCCGCAACACGACACGGAAGAGAAGCGCACGATGCTGGCCGCTTCGAAGCTAGTGCTCGACCGCACGGGCCTTGGGCCAAAGGCCACGCTGCAAGTCAACGCGAACAAGGCGGATGACACAGATCAGCTGATCGAGCACATGACTGAAGCCGAGCGTGTCGAGGTAGCTGGGCTCGTGCAGCGTCTGGACGAGATCAAGGCGGCTGTGCGCCTGCGTGTGGCCCAAGCCTCAGCGTCCACGCTCATCACCGCACACGGGGTGATCGACGCCACGTTCACCTCGGAGCCCCAGCAGTGACCGGGGTGGTCATCCCTTGGCCCAGCCCGAAGGACCGGGCGGCCCTGCGTCGTGCGCGAGCGCGGCGTGCTGCGCGTGGTCCAAGGCTCAGGGGGAGGGGTGCCCGGCGGCCGGACCGCTTGGCCCATGCTCTGAAGTGGAGCAGGGAGTTCGTGAAGCAATTACAAAGCTGATAAACCCCCACGGCTCACACACTTAGAGCAGGCCTCTAGTTAACATAAGATGCATTATCGGACCCACCCACCAGTTGGCCCAAGGACCGGGGCGACCGGGGACGGCCACCGTTCGCTAGCGCTTCGATGGCGTGGCTCATCAGCCCAGCACGTGGGCGGCCGGGCGAACGCCCTAGCTCGATGGTCCGAGGGCCAAGCACTCGCGGGGCCGGTGATCAGGGCGTGCGTCCCATGCGTGTGCGTGTATGAAGCTGGCACGAAAACACGGTGCAGCCATAAACCACTCTTGCGAAAGCCGCGAGCTTCGGCTACGATGCAGACGTCCAAAATTTTTCGGGGCCTAGTTTCATTCAGGCCACTTGGACCATTTCCCAAGGCGCATCGGCCTTCGAACGGTGCCGGAGACCACCTCGACTCAGAAGTGGAGCGGGTGGCCAATCCCATCGTTCGAAGGCCCGCGCAAACTCCTATAGAAAATTTTCCGCCCGAAATTTTCTCTAGGCCGCATGAAGGAAGGACACTCGCCATCGCAAGGAGAGTACCTTCGTGCAGACAGCCGACGACATCGAGCGCGATCAAGTCGAAGGCCTCTCTGGTCTAGGGGCCAAGCTCCATGCGTTTTCGCTGAAGCACTCGCTGCTCAAGTTCACCCGCGAAGCGTGGGAGATCCTTGAGCCCGAACATGACTTCGTAGAAAACTGGCACATCGAGGAACTCTGCACCCTGCTCGAAGCTGTCGAGAGGGGTGAGGTGCCGCGTACGATTATCAACGTGCCTCCCGGCACGATGAAGTCGCTGCTCGTGTCCGTGATCTTCCCCTGCTGGCTGTGGGCCAAGAACCCGAAGCTCCGCATCCTGACCGCTGCCTACTCCGACAAGCGTGCGCTCGACGCGAACCTGAAAGCGCGTGCGCTGATGAAGAGTCCGTGGTTCCAGAAATTTTTCCCGCTGGAATTTTTGGAAGGGCAAGACGCCAAGGGTCGATTCGACACGGTGCTGGGCGGCTGGAGGATCGCCACATCAGTCGGTGGTGAAGGCACAGGGCTCCACCCGGACCTGATCATCATTGACGACGCCTCGACGGCCACCGACGCGCAGAGCGAGGCAGCGCGGAAGCAGGTCACCGACTGGTACTCAGGCACGGTCTCCACTCGTGGCGTTTCGCGTGGCGTGAAGGTGATTGTGATCGGGCAGCGGCTGCATGAAGAAGACCTGCCCGGCTACTTGTTGCATAAGGATCGCGCAGGCTGGACGCTCGTGCGCTGGCCGATGCGGTTTGAGAAGTGCGAGTGCCCTCCGGACGCGACCGAGCAGGAACGCTGCACCGTCCACAAGGCAGATCCGAACTGGACACCGGACCCGCGAGACAAACGGACCGAGACCGGCAAGCTACTCTTTCCGCAGCTGTTCGATGAAGCGAAGGTGCGGCAGCTGGAGTTGGACCTTGGACCTTTGGACGCGGCCGGTCAGCTGCAGCAGCGTCCGAGCCCGGAAGGTGGAGGCCTCTTCAAGCGCGAGTGGTTCCGGTACACGGACGAGAAGCCGAAGCTCGCACGGCGAGCGCGAGGCTGGGACACTGCGGCCTCAGAGAACAAGGGCGACTGGACCGTGGGCGTGAAGATCGCGGAAGAGTTCGAGTGGACCGTCGTCAACGGCCGCCGGAAGCTGCAGAGCACCGGCCGCTTCTTCGTGGAAGATGTGATCCGCGTGCAACTCGGACCAGACGGCGTGGACAAGCTGATGCTGAACACGGCTCACGCGGATGGACGGCTGGTCGCGCAGCGTGAAGAAAAAGAAGGTGGCGCATCAGGCAAGGCCGTGATCCAAGCCCGCACGAAGCTGCTCAAGGGCTACAACTACGCGGGCGTGCAGCTGGGCGGCAGCAAGGTCACGCGTGCGAAGCCGTTCAGATCGCAGTGCGAAGGCGGCAATGTCTACCTCGTGCGAGCCCCGTGGAACGAAGCGTACGTCACCGAGCTGTGCGCGTTCCCAAGCGCGAAACACGACGACCAAGTGGACGGCTCCAGCACCGGATTTAACAGCGTGCTTCTCGAAGAGCCTCCGCGTGTGCTAAAGTCTGTGTCTTGGTGAGGTGGCAGATGATCACTTTCGAAGAGTACATCAAGTCGCAGATCGCCAAGGGAGCGCTGGACTTCACGTTCCGGGCGACCAGTTACCACGGGCAGGTGCAGGTCTACATCAGGCCCCTGCGCGTCAACGATGGGGAGATCGGAGACACCACTCCGACGTGTCGCGTGCAGCAGAATGAGATCATCTGGCCGCTAGGCGGCTGGACCATCGCCAAGGAGTAACGCCTGTGGAATTCCGACAACTGGTGTCATCGCTGTTCTGGAGATCGCGGCTCGCCAACATAGCTGGTCGTACGTTTGGCGGAGCGCGGGATCTCTACAAGGCCCTCGGCTACAAGCGCGTGCTGGAGCCGTGGGATTATCGCTCGCGCTACCGCCGGAACGCGGTCGCCAACCGGGTGGTGAAAGCGCTGCCGAAAGCCTGCTGGCGAGGCGGAGCGGAGATCATCGAGGATGATGATCCGAACAACGAGACCGAGTTCGAGCGGGCGTGGTTCGATCTGGAGCGCAGACTCAAGATCTGGACGGTCCTGCAGCGGGCAGATATCCTCGCAGGCATCGGCCGGTACGCGATCATCCTGATCGGTGCACCGGGCGAGATGGACACGCCGCTGGAGAACTGCACAGCGGACGAGATCGCATACCTCACGCCCATCGCTGAGGAAGACGCGCCGATCTACGAGTTCGACATCGACATCCACAGCGAGCGCTGCGGCTTGCCGAATTTCTACATGGTCAAGCGGCAGGGGCTCACCTCGATGAGCCAGAACTCGACGTCAATGGTCAAGCGCGTGCACTGGACCCGCGTCATCCACGTCGCAGATGGCCTGCTGGACGACAGCATCTACGGCGAGCCCCGGCTCGAATGCGTCTGGAACCTGTTGGACGACCTTGAAAAGGTCTCCGGAGGTGGTGCGGAAGCGTTCTGGAAGCGTGCCGATGGTGGTACGCAGTGGGATCTCGACCCGACGCTCGCGCTGCCTGATGAACTTGATCCGGACGCCAACGAAGATTCTGCCAGCGCTACGAGCCAGATCAAAAAGGACATCGAGTCCATCGAGCACGGCCTGAAGCGGAACATCTTCACTCGCGGCATTAAGATGACGCGGATGGGCAGCGACGTCGCGGACTTCTCGAACCCGGTCATGAGCGTGATCGGACAGATCAGCGCTGGCACGGGCATCCCGCAGCGCGTCCTGATGGGCTCTGAGCAGGGCAAGCTCGCAGCCAAGATGGACCGCAGCAACTGGGATGACCGCGTGCAGGACCGCCGGGACGACTTCGCGGGGCCGCTGATCGTACGGCCCTTCGTGGACCGGCTGATCAAGCTCGGTGCGCTGCCGGAACCCAAGGTCACCGGCGACTACGACGTGCGCTGGTCGCAGCTCAAGATCCTCGATGATGAACAGCGCTCGGAGATCGCCACTCAGTGGGCTGGCCTGAACCAAGCGGCAGGAGAGACGGTCGTCACGCCGGATGAGATCCGCGAGCACGTCCTCGACCTGCCGCCCCTGTCGAAGGTCACTGATAATCCGAACCCGGAGCGCAATCCCGTAGCTGCGGCTGCGAGAACAGGAGTGGCTTCACACACGCACGTGCATGTGGTGGCCGACCGATTTCGTGGGTCGAGTGAAACGCGTCGTGAACGGCTCCTTTGGCGTCGGGAAAAAGAAGCTCAACAGAGCACGACTGCGGACAGCCATCGCATCGAAGGACGCGAAGGCCATCTCAGCCGAGCTGAGCGCAGCGGTAGCCTCATGTGAAAAGGATCTGCAGCCGAAGATTCAGAAGCTGATCACAGCCATCCGCGACGAAAGCGGTCAGGCCACAGCCAAGGATCTCGTTAAGCAGCTGCAGCGTAGACACGGCCGAGCGCTGGCCCCGGCCCACGGGAAGACCGGGTTTACCTTCGACGCAGAGAACGCGGACGCGCTGGCGTGGGCGGAAGAGCACGCTGCGGAACTCGTCACGGGGATCTCGGACACAACTCGGGAGGAGATCAAGAGCCTCATAGAGGACATGTTCGATGACAAGATCTCGCCGGACGAGTTGTACACGGGTCTCGTGGACGCCATCGGGGATGAAGAGCGGGCTCAGCTGATTGCTGAGACCGAAACGATGGCGGCCAGCAACGCGGGCGTGCAGGAGGCTTGGGATCAGGCTGTCGAGGAAGGGCTGCTCACCGGCAACGAGCAGCAGGTCTGGATTGTGACGCCGGACGACGTGCTCTGCCCGATCTGCGAAGCGCTCGATGGAGAAACTGCGCCACTTGACGGACAGTTCGAGGCTGAGGGAGAATCTTACGATGGTCCGCCAGCGCATCCGCGCTGCCGGTGCACCATCGGACTGCAAATAGGAGAGTAGCCATGAAGAGATTGACAATCGTCCTCGCTGTACTCGGGTTTGCCGCGACTGTGTGCGCTTCGGTGTTCACGCGTCAGGTCAGCGTGACCGGTACAGCCACGCGTCTCGACGCCAACACCACGCAGGAGCAGATCCTCGTGATCAATCAGGGCTCCGGTTCGATTTATGTCGGAGACTCCACGGTCACCACGAGCACCGGAGCGGAGATCAAGCCCGCAGCGTCCATCTACCTGCAGCTCACGCAGGGCGAGAAGCTCTACGGCATCACGTCGGGCTCCACGATCCGCGCTGACGTGCTGGAGAACGGTCGATGAAGAAACTGCTGCTCGGCCTCGCGCTGTCGCTGCTGGCTGTTGTCGGTCAGGCTGCACAGCGTCCGTCGAACTTTAAGTACAGCGTGCCCGTGGCGGCCTGCCCTGCCGGGCGAGGCAGTGGATTTTGTAGGCCCGACTATGCCCAGCGTATCCTTGCGGATTCGCCGGTCGCCTACTGGAGGCTGAACGAAGCTGCCGGATCGACTACGGCAGCCGACCTGAGTGGCAACGGCTACACTGGCACCAAGGCGGGAGGTGTCACCTTTGGTGTGGCGTCTCCGCAGCCGGATGGATCGACAGCCGCGTCAAGCACCGGAGTGGACGGCAGTCACGTAGCGATTCCTGCTACGGACGTGTCTCCCGGTGGCCCTCTCGCAGCGATTCAAGGCACGTCGGCCATCACGATAGAAGGCTGGTTCAACGCGACTACGATGACGTTCCCGGCGAACTATCGTCTTGGCATTTCCTTCGTAGGTCAGGGCTCGTCGTACATGGGATTCTACGACGGCTTCGTCGGGCCAACGGGCGTGCATCCGCTAGCGAAGCTCAATATCGGAGGCAGCCAACAGGGCATCGGTGATGTCGGTCCTGCGCTCACTGCCGGGACGTGGTACCTGCTCGACGCCACCTACGACGGTGCGAGCATGAAGCTCTACGAGAACGGCGTACAGATTGGTACGACGCTGTCGGCGTCCGGAACGCTGGATCTTGGTCTCGGCTCGCACGGCATGTACATCGTCGGTTACGTTGGCACCGGCGGACCGTACGGCTGGAATGGTGGGATGAGCAACGTGGCCGTCTACAATTACGCCCTGACCGCGACACAGATACTCGACCACTGGCGCATCGGCCAGTAAAGAGTTGACACCAGCGGCCATCATCGAGGATGATGGTCGCTCCGCAAGGCCCCTCACGAAGGTAGGAAGGAAGGCAACCCCAACCACATAGGCGGTAGACGTGCTTCAGCGCGTACTCAAAATGACCGTGGCCGGAGCCACGCGGACTGAGCAGTATCAGGGCCGCGAGCACCTCGTAGTGCCTGTCATCGCGCTCGTGGAAGGTGTCGTACACGCCATGAACTCCGCCTACCCGGAGTTTGTGTCGGCCAAGGAATTCAGTCGCGCTCCTAGCGGTTGGAACGGCCGCCCGGTGTTCCTTGGACACCCGACCAACACCAGCGGTACCCCGGTCTCGGGCAACAGCCCGGACATCCTCGAAGAAAAATCCATCGGCATCATCTTCAACACGCGCATCAAGAGCAAGAAGCTCTGCATGGAAGCGTGGATCGATGTGGAGAAGGCGACAGAAGTGGCGCCTGACCTGCTCGACAGAGTGGCCGCCGGTGATGACATTCAGATCTCGGTCGGCGTGCTCGTAGACACTGATGACGCAGAAGGCGTCTATCAAGGCAAGAAGTATCTCGGTGCGTGGCACGATCTCGTACCGGACCACCTTGCGCTGCTTCCTGCGTCTGACGCGGGTGCGTGCAGCTGGGAAATGGGCTGCGGCGTCCGCGCTGCGGCTGCTGTCAAGGAGAATGATATGGATCACATGTACGCAGAGTGGCTGGAGGCCGGTGCTGAGACCGACGCACTGCTCAAGACCCTTCGGAACATCCCGCAGTCAGAACGCGACAAGATGCCTGCGGAAGACTTCGCAGGTCCGAACCGTTCGTTCCCGATTCAGAAGGCCGAGGACGTCTCGGCGGCTGCGTCATCCCTCGGTCGTGCCAAGGGCAACAAGGACGCGATCAAAAAGAAGATCATCTCCATCGCCTACCGTAAGGGCTTCGAAGCGAGCCTACCGGAGGACTGGAAGAAAAAGAAGGATCAGAAGAGCGCGTCGAGTCTACTCGGCAAGATCTCGGCGTTCCTGCGCACAGCTCGCTCGTCTGAAGATCAGACAGCCAATGAACTGAAGCGCGAACTCACCGATGAGCTTCGGCCGCTGGAGCCCGCGCTCATCTGCGTCGAGGACTACAACCCGACGCTCGGCTGGGTCGTGTACTCGGTCTCGCAATCGAGTGGCGGCTACTACGGCCCGAGCTACGCGCTCTTCCAGAGAGCGTACACGGTGGACGCGAACGGCGAAGTCACGATCAACGGTGACCGCGTCGAAGTCGAGATCGTCACGAGCTACGAGCCGGTCGATCCGATGGAGGACGAAGAGGAAGTCACGGCGGCAGCGGGTAAGGCGATCTCGAAGAAGAACGCGGAAAAGGTGCAGGCCATGCACGATCACGCGGTTGCGCTGGGAGCGTACTGCGATCCGAACAAGGCCATGAAGAGTGCGGCTGCGGCTGCTCCGTGCTCGTGCCATAAGAGTCACGCAGCCAAACAGGCAAAGGAGAGCGACATGACGAAAGAGGCAATCACGAAGTTCCTCGAAACGGCCACGCCCGAGCAGGTCGAAGCGCTCGGCAAGGTCATCGAGGCCCCGGCAGCGGCTGCCGTCGAGCAGCCGAAGGCTGCGGTCGAGCAGCCGAAGGCTGCGGCTGCGGCTGCGGTCGAACAGCCCAAGACGCCCACGTTCGATGAGGTGCTCGCTTCGGCCGATGCCGATACGCGTGCCAGCATCAGCGAAGGCATCCGCGTGGCGAAAGAGCGGAAGGCCGCGACGATCAAGGGCCTGAAGGACACGAAGCGCTGCAAGCTCAGCGACGAGACGCTGAACGCGATGTCGCAGGCGCAGCTGGACGAGCTGGTCGAACTCGCGGGCACCACGGTGCGTGCGGCCATCGACTTCAGCGCGAACGCGGCTCACGTCGATGCGAACGCGCAGCCGAAGGAAGTCCCGGCGGCTCCGGCACTCGGAGATCGCATCCGGGCGGCTCGCGGGCAGGTGAAGTAAGGCTCTTTTCAGAGCATCCGATTAACGCGGTTCACTGAAAGGAGCGGACAATGCCTGTTACCAATACCGGAACGGAGAGCAATGGGATCTCCGCTCATGGCACCATCGTCAAGCGCAACGGTACGCCGATTGCGGAGCTGAAAGACATCACTCCGCCACCGTTGACGCGGAAGCCCATCGACACGACAACGCATAACAGCGACGACGACTCGTACGTCGTCGGCATTCGCCGGAAGGGCGAGCTGACCTTCATGGTCAACTGGCTGCCGTTCAGCGAAGACACTCACGACGCGAGCACCGGACTGCTCGACGCGTGGGCGACTGGGTCGAAAGACCTCTACGAGATCGACTTCCCCGATGGTGCCGTGTGGCTCTTCTCGGGATTCGTCGTGAACATCGCTCCGAAGGCTCCGGTGGACGGCGCACAGGAAGCGAGCATCAGCATTCGCCCGAGCGGCGGTCAGGTGATGACCCCCTAACGGATCGAGCGCAAGTACGGCTGGGAGCTAAACAGGCTCTCAGCACTTTTTCGAGAGGAGAACGAGCATGGCAACGAAAAGATCGGTGATTCTCAAGGGCCGCCCGCAGATCTCTGAAGAGGGCAAGGCCTCCGCGACGGTCAAGCCGGGGTACCTCGTCAAGGGTGTGAGCACTGTCGCTCACCAGACCGTGGACGGTGCGACCAAGGTTCCGGCGGCATTCGCGCTGGAGCGCAGCGAACTCGGCACGGGCATCGATGACGCCCGGCAGGGCAGCGGCACGATCAGCGCGTTCTACGCGTCGGGCGATCAGGTCAAGGTCGGCGTCTTCAAGCCGGGCGACGAAGTGACCGCGTTCATCGCGTCGGGCGAGAACATCTCGGAAGACGATCTGCTGTCGTCGGCCGGTGATGGCACGCTCGAAGAGACGGACGGCTCGGACTACGTGGTGGCGCGAGCGATGGAAACGCTCGGTGTCGTCGCTGCGGTCACGGCGTGCCGCGTGCAGATCATCTAACAAGGTGTCTGTACGCTGGTGTCAACCAGAACAGGAGTCGCCACTGACTTGGCGATCAACAGAGCATAGGGAGACTCAACATGAGAAACCGAAACGCAAGAGGACGTGGAGCGGAGGCCCCGGCGGTCGATCCGTCGGTTGTGCAGCCGATGTCTCAGGTGTTCAGCCGCGAGGGCGGACGCTGGGCCACGCAGATGATGAAGAAGGCGTTCATGGAGGGCCGAGCACTGTCGTCGGCCGCGCTGAGAACGCTGGACACGCTTCGCCATGAAGACTGGAAGGTCTTTGACGAGGCGCTGGTCGAGGAAGCGCTCATCCGGCTCGTCGGCGTGGCCGACCTGCAGGCTGCTGGCCTCGTCAAGCCGGTGAAGAACTCGCTCGGCAAGACGGTGTTCGGCTGGGAGCAGGCGACGTTCATGGACCCGGCCATCGTCTCGATGGACGGCCGAGCGAAGAGCACGAACGACCGCATCGAGTTCTCGCTCAACCAGAACCCGCTGCCCATCACGCACAAGGACTTCTTCCTGAACCTCCGTCAGCTGGAGGCCTCGCGGAATTCCAACGAGCCGCTCGACACCACGCAGGTGCGGATGGCCGGTCGTGTCGTGGCGGAGCAGGCCGAGAAGATGCTGTTTCAGGGCGGCCCGACCTTCGGCGGCCTGAAGACGTACGGGTACACCACGCACCCGAACCGTGTCACCTCGGTCATCTACGATAGCGGCAAGTACTGGAACGACACGTCGAAGACCGGTGCGTCGTATCTCAAGGACGTCCTGAACGCGATTACCGCGCTGCAGGCGAACCGGATGTACGGCCCCTACTGGATCTACGTGCCGACCGACGCCGGTGTCGTGCTCGACAACGACTACAATCCTGGCACGGCCAACACCGAGTCGATCCGCTCGCGGCTGAGCAAGGTCGATCAGGTCAAGGCGATCCGTGTCGCGGACCAGCTGCCTTCGCACAACGTCATCGTCGTGCAGGCCACGATGGACGTCGTGTGCTGGGTCGAGGGTGAGCCGCTCCAGACGGTTCAGTGGGACGAGGCCGGTGGCTTCGACCTGAACTTCAAGGCGTGGCAGATCGCGGTACCGCTGATCCGGTCCGACGCGCAGGGCCGCTCGGGCGTCTGCCACATCTCGGCCACGTCGTAATACCCCCTACGTACCAAGGGCCATCCTTGGGCGTAGTGCGCAGGGCCTGCCGGACACAACTTTCCGGCAGGCCCTCGCTTCTTGTGTGGTAAGATCATCTTTTCCAAGGAGTAGCTAATGGCCCTGATTGTCACTCCCGGTGCTGCGGATGCTAACAGCTTCGCCACGCTGGACGAGTTCAACGCCTATCATGCGACTCGCATTCCCGCGCTCCCGTGGCTCGCCACGGCGACCGACGCGCAGAAGGAAGCGGTGCTGATTATGGGTGCGCGGCTGCTCGGTACCTGCTTTACGTGGAGGGGATCTGCTGTCGATGATGTGCAGGCACTCGTCTTTCCGCGCAGTGGTCTGCTGACGCGTAACGGCTTCGCGCTGCCGACGAGCGGAGCGGCGTCGATTGCCATCGATCTCAAGAACGCGCAGTGCGAATGGGCAGGGCAGATCGGTGCGACTGACTTGATCAGCGACGACTCAGCCGCGCAGAGCAACGTGCTGGCTGTGAAGGCGGGCTCAGTCGGGGTGACCTTTCAGCAGGTCAACACGTCTACGCAGGAGTCCGTAGACATGATCTTGCGTCGGATGACTTCCGAGTTCGCGTACCTCTCGAAAGAAGTGCCGGGCGAAGTGCGTCGGCTGCTTGTGCCCTCGTGGTATAAACAGCCTTCGATTCTGCGTCCTGCGCTGCTGAGACCTTTCTAATGGGATACGATACACTCATTCGCGGCCTCGTGAAGTCCATCATCTCTCCGCAGTTCGAGAGCATGAAGATGGACGTCACTCTGAAGGCGTGGATTGGAGAAACCAGCTCCGGTAAGAAGCAGTACGCTGAACCACGGTTGCTTCGGGCACTAGTAGACTTCGAGGGTCAGGGCGAGCAGCGGTACACGCGATCAGGCACGATCTACGTACTGTTCGCTCAACTGATTTTCACTGACCTTCCCATCGCTGAGACCACTCCGAACGCTGGGCAGACGCGTACGCAGCCGCTGGACGAGCGTGACATCATCACGCTTCCTGACGGAAGGTCTGCCCCGGTCGTGCAAATCTCAGGGTTTGGAGACCCGACCACCAACGCCCCGTACGCGCCTACGGTGACGATGGGCGTTGTGATCCGAGGCGTCTAAGGGCTGGCACGCTAGTTGCTTTCCGCCAGCCGTTCGTTGTACAACTGACCGCAAGCGAGGACATCATGAAGGAAGATCGCACGATGCCCGGCCGGTCCATCCGGATCGAGCGGGCGGCGCGGGCCGTGCTCACGGCCTTCGACGCAGCAGAGCACGCGAACAACAACGACGACATTAGCTTCGAAGAGTACACCCGCCTGAGAGATCAGGTACCGGTGGTGCTCGAAGCCCTCCGAAAGGAGCTGCCCTGATGGTACCGATCACGAACTGGGGCCGACTCGGCAACCAGATGTTTCAGCTGGCGTACCTCTTCGCGCAGGCGAAGAAGGGTTACATCCCCGACGTCTACGTGCAGTACCCGCACTACTTTCACGAGTACGAAAAAGAGATTCAGGACATGTTCGGGCAGGGCATCGGCCCGCAGATCGATGCGGTCTCTGTGCATGTTCGGCGCACGGACTACCTCACCGACGCGGCCTTCGTCAGCCTGTCGGACACCGACTACTACGAACGGGCGATGGCTCTGTTTCCCGGCGAGCGGTTCATCGTCTGCTCGGACGATCCGTCGTGGTGTCGAAAGAAGTGGCATAGCAACCCGCGCATTCAGATCTCCGACGGCAAATCGGACCTGCAGGACATGAATCTCATGGCCGCCTGCAAGCACAACATCATCGCCAACTCGTCGTTCTCGTGGTGGGCGGCATACCTCAATCGCAATACGGAAAAGATCGTGGTCTATCCGAAGCTCTGGCACACCGACGGCATCGTGCGCGTCGGCTTTCCGAAGGGATGGGTGAGTCTGTGAAGTCACTGCTGTTTATCGGAGACGCTGCGTGCGGCAGCGGCTTCGGCAAAGCCTCGCACTACATGCTCGAAGAGCTGAAGAAGAGCTGGAAGGTCAGCGTGCTGGCGATCAACTTCCGGGGTGATCACCGGGCAGGTCCGATTGACTACGACTACCCGATCTACGCGGCCTTCTCTGGTGGCGATGGGCTGGGCATTCGTCGGCTCGAAGAAGTGATCGGCAAGGTCAAGCCCGATCTGATCGTGCTGCAGACCAACCCGTGGAACGTGCCGGTCTACCAGAAGGAGCTGCACAAGAATGGCCACGGCGACATACCGGTCGTCGGCATCATCGCCATCGAGGGCAAGAACTGCACTGGCTACATGCTGAACGGCTTGAAGAAGGCGATCTTCTGGACGGAGTTCGGCCGCAAGGAGGCCATCGAGGGCGGCATGAAAAACGTGCCTACTGCCGTTGTGCCGCTCGGCGTGGACACGAACCTCTACAAGCCCGGAGACAAGGCCGCTGCGAGAGCGAAGCTCGGCATTGCTCCGGTGAAGGATACGGACTTCATTGTCTGCAACGTCAACCGCAACCAGAACCGCAAGCGGATCGATCTCACCATCATGTACTTTGCGGAGTGGATTCGGACTCGCGGAATCAAGGACGCTTACCTGTATCTGCACGTGCTGCCGGGCAGCTCCACTCAGGTGAACTGCGATCAGCTCGCGGCTTACTGCGGGGTGCAAGGCAAGTTGATCCTCGCGGAGCCGAAGAACATCTTCCTCGGTGCACCGGAAGAGTACGTGGTGGCCGCGTATCAGGCCTCTGACGTCGGCTTCAACACGACGCTGGGCGAGGGCTGGGGCCTGACCGTGCTGGAAGCGATGGCCTGCGGCAAGCCGTATATCGCTGGCGACTACGCAGCGCTGGGCGAGTGGGGCAAGGACGCGATCATGCTCGTGCCCTGCATCTCGGAAGGTGTCATGCCGGACGTACGCAACATGCTGGGCAGTGTACCGAGCAAGGATGCGATGCTG